TCAGATTACGATCCCACCAAGAGCACATTGCTGACCTGGCTCTGTAATCAGGCGCGGTACAACGCACTTAGCCAAGTCCGAGATCATGGTCGCCGCGTGGCTCGGCTCGATAAGTTGGGGGAGGCTGTCCGAATCGGGCTGCTCGGACGCGATAAGGGGCAAGATGGCGAGGACCACTTCCTGGATGCCATCGAGGCCCAGCAGATAATGGCCCAGTACGGCCATGAAATTGCTACCGACCACGGAGACGACGAGGTGTTCCTATTGATGGCGGCGGGAACGAAGGATGAAGCAATGTTTGTGGAAGCGCTCCATCTCACCGGATCGCACGCTGAGAATCGGGCCGAGGTTCGGCGCCGGCGCGATCTCATTCGTAAACGCCTCGAGCGAGTACGCTCGAAATTGCGCACAAAGTAAATGGTGAATGGCTCCAACTGACATGACCAATACCAGGAAGCAGGACAAAGAGGGGCGCGTGATGGGTGCTGACACTCTGCGATCAAGCCTTGTGGAGCGCGCGGAGAGTGATGCGCATTTTCTGGCCAGCGCCTTGGCCGCATGGCGCTCAGCTCACCCAGATCTTGACCCACATGATTTGTTGCAATGTGAGAAAGATGATCTCTGGCGAATTGCTTTGTCGCCGCGCCCGAAGAGTGACACCGAGTTCGCTACTGCTGCGAAGCGGATCGCGGACGCGTTCGCGATCGACCTTGACGGATTGATATCGCTTCTCCGACTGGCAGACGCAATGGACGCCCTAGCAACTCCTGATTCAGGATCCGACGAGCTTCTGATGGCCGCTCGCGATCGCTCCGATAAGGACAAGGATCCGAGCGATGAACCTGATCAGCGGTGATGTTCTCGATTCTATTCAACGGTTCTGGAACGCCGTAGCTTTAGCCTACCCAGGCGTCGAGGCGCGATTTCCCCGTCAGCTTGAAACCGCTATTCCTGCAGCTCTGCCCCTAGCAATCGTTTCAATCCGAGACTTGAGGGGTTCGAGTGTTAACGATTGGCTGGCAAAATTGTCGGTGGCAATGCGCGATTTTGGGCCTGACCGGCCGTTGCGGGGCTGTCTCGTAGCATTTCGAGGACGAGGCCTAGTATTTGTCGATAGCAATGACAGTCCGGATGAGACTCAGCTTACGTTGGCCCACGAGGCGGCGCATTTCCTCCTTCACTATCTTGGACCTCGGGCTAGGGCCGTTGCTCGCCTAGGGCCAAAAATTCTTGAAGTTCTTGATGGTCTCCGTGCTCCGAGGAATGAGGAGCGCCTCGCCGGCGTCCTGCGGGGCTGCCCCATTGGGCAATACCGGCATATGATGGGCCGGGGCCAAGAGGGTGCAATTGTCGATTCGGACGTAGAACGGGCAGAAACCGAGGCTGATCTGGTCGCTCTCGAATTATTGGCTCCGGCGGAAGCTGTCGCACGCATTTGCCGACAGCGAAAAGGCGGCATTGACGAGATGACCGCGTTGGAAGTGCTGCAGACCGAATATCGAATACCGACTTGGGGAGCAAAATTGCAGGCCCGGGTCATTATTCGGCGTTATGGCAGCCGACGGTCAAATTGGCTGGAAGGTTTAGGGAATCTGGCCAAAAATCAGGCTGAACCTTGAGATCGATTGGCTGGGGCCCAGCTGGTGATTTGTTGGGCAAAGAATTCGTGTCCGAAAAGTTGCGGGTGGAAGCGATAAGGGGCGAGTAATTCAGCGAGGTGCTGCGATGCCAGACGGGTCCATACCTCAGTCCGGGGCGACAGGGCAGGGTCATGCCGGGACCCAAGCTGACGCGAATGCAGACGATTCGTCGCTGAATGCCGGGGCTGCATCAGCGCGAATCCAGCCCAGGGTCCGCGGATCGGAATCCCATCAATCAGCAACGCAAACGGAACCTGACGAATACGAGAGGGCAACCGGCGAGCGTCTCAGTCAGACGCTTGACATCAATTCGTGGGAGCCAGCGCAGCGGCTGGCCGAGAGCTATGGGCGGTTTGAGCGAGAGGTAGCGGACGCTGTGCGGACGGAGGCCTTGGTCCGCAATGACGTTCGAAAGCAAGTGCTTCCAATCCTGTCGCAAGCGCCCCATGCTCCTCGCGGAGCGGGCCATTACCGCGTCTCTCCTGGCCAACTGAAGGACGTGCAGAACAAGATACTTTTCAATGGCCTGACGCAAGCCGCCGATGGGACGTCGGTGGTCTTCGAGACATTGCCGGTCAAGATGGTGCAGATCGGCGTTGCTCTCGTGAATTACTGCGGCGACAACGGCACGTGGGGTCACCGCATATATCGCCGAGACGTGCGCATGCGCGGCGGTAATCTCGTCGAAGACGCGATTGCAATTTTGGAGCGGCGCGCGCGGAGAGACGGCGAACGGCAGGTAAGTGTCACTGAGCTTTTGCGGCGTGCGGTGATGACCTATGGAGAACGCGCAGTGCTCACCTACAAGGCGACTGCGCCATGGAGGATGGGACACGGGAATCCACTTGCGTATGAGCTTCTAACTGGCTCGGGCGATGCCCGGATAATTGGCATTTCGCTTCCCGTGCTGCGTGATCTAGTGCTTGATCACAAACAGTTCGTTTTCATTCCAAGCGGCACGAAGGACGATCTCCTGCTAACGATCGGAAATGCGCTTCTTCCCCTTGAGTATGCGATCGTCAAGGACTTCAGCGAGTATCTCGCTGATCTCCTTGCCGGCCATTACCGCGGCGAGGAATTCGAACAGATGCATGTGCGCTTGGAAGATTTCAAGGCCGCCGCGGGCCCTTCGCTGATCATGGGCGTCTTCCGTGCTTCAGCATTTGCTCCACCGCAAGTTTTTTATGCGCACGCCGATCACGCGCACGAGGCGGCACTGATTGCCATGGCCGATGCCATGCTTGTGGACCATCGAGGGTTTCCAATGCTGCTCGATCTAGCAGATCGCCTCTGCGTTGGTCTGTTTGGCGCCGACACATTGGTTCGGCCGGCAACTGCCGCGTATGCGCAAGCGCAGGAGGGAACCCAGTATCTGCCGGAACGTCGAACGCGAACCGCCTGAACAGACGTCAAAATCTCTTGTGATTTGAGGAGAACGCTATGTCCAGTGAAATGCATGACTCCGATGCGGTGGGCCAATCCAGTGATCAGGCCGGAGTGCCACGCGTTGACGGACAGGATTGGATTCCGCCGTTGGACGGTCGCGTGTCGATCGCGCCGGCTGAGGCACCGGCCGAGGCATTTGCACGACTGGAGCGTACCGCCCAGGCGAATGGAGGCGAATACAAGCTGCCCAAGGAGTACGAAGGTTCGTTTGGCCGCACGCTGTTTGACAGTCCGGCGAGCGAGGACGGAAGCGTTACGGTTGTGCTGCCGCCGCCGGAGATCGAGCACGTCACCACTCAAGCCTTGGTTCGAATCCAAAGCTATCCCGATAATCGAGTCTACGTCGGCGCTGTGAGCGCTGGTCCCTTCTATGACCCAGACGGTCTCAAGGCAGATAGTCCGACGATGGTCGTTTCAGCTGTTTCGGGAGCAATCATCATGCCGAGCCACCATGGACGGCTCAGCGTCTCAATTATTGGCCTGGAGCACAATGGACGCATTGGTCCGGCAAACCGGCGGCCCCGACCGAACTCACCGGTTTTTTTGGTGCCCGACCAGGAGATGTCGCGCATTCTGGGCCTGAGGGGCGATTTCCCTCTTGGAGTTGTCGTTGGGCACGAACGGGTCGATATCCCCGTGCCTGTGCACGACAAATCCGTTCTGTATCGCCACACCGGCATTCTCGGCACGACCGGGGGCGGCAAATCAACGACGGTCACAAATTTTGTCGGAGGGCTTAGGAATCACGGCGCTGCCGTAGTTCTGCTTGATACCGAGGGCGAGTACACCACCATCAATGAACCGACCGACAACGAGGTCATGATTGAGCTCCTGCGGGAACGTGGAATCGCGCATCAAGGGATGTCCGATACTCATGTTTATCACCTTGTCGGAAGGGAAACGGCGAACCCACGACATCCAAGTATCACGCCGTTCACATTGTCGTTTGCCGCGCTCTCGCCTTACGCCGTCATGGAAATCCTGGAGATGAACGACGCGCAGCAGAGTCGCTTCTTGGCTGCCTACGACTTGGCGAAGCGCTTCATGCGTGATTATCGGGTGTTTCCAACGACTCAGCAGGAGGAGCAACTCGTCCTGGATTACGATGAACAGGAAATGGGTTATCCGCGGTTGACACTCTCTTTCCTGATCGATGTCGTGACAGCTTGCATCTGCGCTCTGCAGAACCAGCCACAGCCGTCGAACGTCCTGAACCGCAATATCTTCGGTACAAACTGGGACGCAATAATCCGCACCATCAATGGTGCCGGCCTCGAGAAAAGCGCGCCAAGCTGGAAGAAAGTCAGTGGAATGCTGTGGCGCCTTCACCGCCTCGGCATATTCGACAGCCGTGCGGCCCGGACGCTGGATGCTCGTACTATGCTGCAGCCCGGCCGCGTCAACATCATTGATCTCTCCGATCTCGACGGCGCTGTCCTGCGTAACCTTGCGATTGCACAGATTCTGCGACAGCTACACGAGACCCAAGAGGCCAACTACGTCGCGGCCAACGAGCGCGGCCAGGCGCCAACGCCAGCCCATGTGGTGATTGAGGAAGCCCACGAGTTTCTGTCCTCAGCTCGCATTCGGCAGATGCCGGTTCTCTATCAACAGGTCTCTAAGATCGCAAAGCGAGGGCGCAAGCGTTGGCTCGGCCTAACGTTCGTAACGCAGCTACCACAGAATCTTCCGGATGAGGTTCTCGCTCTCGTGAACTCCTGGATACTTCACAAAATTCAGGATGAAAGTGTCGTCAACCGGCTGCGTAAGACGATTCCCTCGATCGATCCATCGCTATGGAAAATGATCGCCAGCTTGCGATCTGGCCAGGCGGTTGTCCAGTTATCGCATATGAGCCGGCCAATGTTGACGGCGATCAATCCCTCGCCTTATCGGTTGCGCCTGGAGAACTAATGAACTGTCCTCGTAAATCCAAGGACCACTTCGCGCCGCATGCGCGCGTTTAACTGAGCTGACCCATTTTGTAAGGGAGGTGGCAAGTATCGGCGGTTTGCTGGCAGCTTACGCGTGCGGCGTGCAAAAAGCTTGAGGCCGACTGATTCGGCGACTGCCGATACAACGATAGCGTTGCGAATGAACGTTCCCCTTACCGTGTTTTCGCCGACTACGTAAATGGCCTTGCCCCCTGGCACGAGCACGCGTGCGGTTTCGCTCAGAGAAAGTCGCATGTCATCTATGTAGCGGGCGAGAACTGCTCCGTCTCCAGAGCGCAATTGCGGGCGGAGTTTCAGGTCGCGCATGATGTCGCGAATTGCTGGTTCATCCTGCGGAGCGCCATTTCCAACTTCGGTTCCAACGCTCGACGCTCTGATGCGGCGAAGTTCGTCGATGCTGTAGCCCATCCAAACAAGTGTAAACTTACTGCATCGCATGTAGTCGATCGCGTTGAGGTAAGGAGGAGATGTCAGGACCAGATCGACGGACTGTTTTGATAACGGAAGGCTGCGCGCATCACCTTCGTAGAGGTGAGGCGAGGGACCACGGGATTGACTACTCGCGTGGATGCAGTTTTCGACCACCCGGGACATCGCTGTCGCAAACGTCCGGAACGGCTTAGTCGGGGCGCGGTCATAGGATTTGTGAGGGCGACTGTGCGCCAAATCCATCGCCAATGAAGCTCCTGCCTGCTTGGCGATAATCAATCGGGAAAATCCGCACCACAGAACGTCACGCGTTGTACGATCCCGAACTCTACCGATAGCAGTAGAAAGCGAGGCGAGCTGTTTGCGCGCGTAATCGTCAAACCAGTATGAAATGAATCGTCGCGTCTCCTCGTCCGCCCCATGAGGATATGAATTTCGTGCGGGGAGAGAGGCGAAGATCGACCTGGCGCGAGAGAGGACGTCTGCTGCCTTTTCGTGAACCTGTTCTGGGTCAATCGTGGTCGACCAAACTTTTGAGATGAGCACCGCGAGCGGGTCGATGTCTACGCCGAACGCTCGATGTCCTTTGCAACGGGCAAGCGCGATCACCGTGCCAGACCCCATCATCGGGTCCAACACGCGAAGAGGCTTCTGTGCCTCGCTCAACACCTCAAGAGCGATCCCGGGCGCCATGCGAGCAGGAAAAGGATGGACGGGCTCGCGCCCCAAGGCCTCATAGACTGTTTTCTTGTGGGATCCGATCATTATCCAGCCCAAACTCAAGGTGAACGCGAGGGCGCATGAATGGCGAGAACTCCACTATTGCACAGGACTGTAGGATCGCAAAATGTCCCAGTCGGCCGTCCACCTTTGAAGGGCGCACGGCAAGTCGGCTGCGATGCAGGGCGTTCAACGAGAAGGAGTAGGCGTCATGCCTGCGGACAACGTGGGTCCTCACGATCTTCTGTCAGATGTCACTGAACTCGACTTAGTCCGCCATCTTCTGGCCGATCTCCATGACGACCTGATCGAAAAGGTCGCCCGTTTTCGACAACTGATCGACCTCGGCTTGCAGATGGGCAGACGAACAATGATCTTTGGGGGCCACGCCGCTCATCACGCGTGGATTGAGGCACGGTCGTCTTTTGTTCACGGAAACTATGCGGCGACGGTCCTTCTCTGTCAGAGCCTTGTAGAGAATCTTCTCGCCGCGTTTCTGCATGCCGGGCTGCTGATGGATGATCTACCCGATCGAATGCTTTTCGGGAAACGCTGCGACGTTGCCGCGAGCGGGATGTCATTTCGGATCAGGACGTGGAAGACCTTAGCCGACTGATGGAGCTGCGAAACCCACTATCGCATTTTCGGCATGTGCAAGAAGTCGCCAATCTTGATCGGCGCGCCATCCAGACTGGGGAAACGGCGGAGGAGCTTCTGAGCCGAGACGCAGTATTTGCAATCGGTCTCGCTGTGCGAATGTTGGGCAAACCAGCCTTTCGGCTTGGCTAGCCTATGGTTGTTTGGCAGGTGTCACCTGTTCAAGACGATCCACGCGCCGTTCGATAGCGTTGAGCCTTTCATCCTGCCGTGCTGTGAGCACCACGACATTTGCGAGTTGCTGTAGCGTAGCTTCGATCTTCGCGACGCGTTGGTCCACGCTTTGCAGCTCTGCTCTCATGCCGAAGAAAGCTGCCGTTCCGGCGATGATAAAACTGATTGCAGTTAGGATATGACCGTAATTGATCGTCGGATCGAACAGTGGTTTTTGCTTCTTACGTTCGCTCGCATCGTCGCTCATTGAAACGCTCGCTAAGTAGATGCATTCATCAGGTCCGCGCAGAACTGATGCGCTCTACACCTTGAATGCTATTTGTCCGGGGTGAGATGCCGTGGGCACGATTGGTGAATTCCGGCATCATCGCCGGAAAATCCGCGCGACTTTCTCGATCGACCGACCGCCGACGTAAGCGGTGATGATCATGCCGGTCCAATCCGCTATCATGCCCGTGATCGGATCAGTGGTGCCAAGTCCGAGCACCTTGTCCCATACGATCACCTTCCAGAAATAGATGATTACGGGCGCGGCGAGCAGCGGCCGAATGATGGCCGTATACCATCGGCCCTGCTCGGCGATGATGATCGCCGACGCCTGCCTGCGCGCTTCGATCTCAGCTTCGATCTCCTTGGCGGCGAGGTCGGCCGCCATCCGGTCCTGTGTGTTCGCGGCGTTGAGCTTGGCCTTGTACGCACTGATCAGGCCGCTGATGACGGGCCCGCCGATGAGGCTTGCAAGCCAGGTCCACACGTCAGCCTCCCTGGCCCGCTGCTGTAACGTCGGCGAGCTCGGTCTTGTGCCGCCTGTCGGCGAGGTTGCGCAGGAACTGGAAGAGCGCAGTGAGCGAGATCAGGATCAGCGGCCACGCCCAAGACGGCACCTTGGCGGCGAGCGAGCTCACATCGACGCCGCTCACGATCGGCGCGAAGAAATCGTAGCCGCTCACGGCTGCGCTTGCGACGATCACGACCGCGGACGAGAGCTTCTGCTTGATGCCTGAAAACTTTTCGCGCAGTGCCGCGAAGAAACTCTCTTCCTTGTCGTAAAGCTCGCGGAATGCCGGCCGCGATTTCAGGATCGGACGAATCCAGAACCAGTAAATCGCGACAAGCGTCGCGAGGACCAATAGGAACATCAACATGGCTTGTTCTCCTGTGGTTAGGCTGTGACGGGGACGAGCCCGGGCGTCGGCGCCTCATGGCGCGCCTGGTGCCAGCGGTTGAGGGCGTAGGCGGCGCCGCCGATCGCGCCGGCGCCGACAAGAGCGATGCCCGCGGTCTCCCACGGGTGCATCGCGACCCAGTCCCAGAATCCGAGTCCGCCAGCGGCACCACCGGCTGGCGCGCCCTTGGTGATGACTTCCTTCGCGATCTTGGGCGGGGGGACGATTCCCTTCGCGGGCAGCTCGAGCTTGGTGGGCGGCGGCAGTGCGATTTCCCGTTTCGCCTTGGGCGCAGGTTCAACGATCGGCAGCGCGGCAAACCCGACCCGCGCAGGCTGCGGATAATCCTTCGGCCAGGTGAAGGCGGTGATGACCGAGGAATCGAAGACCTCGTCGCACACCATGTCGTGTTGATTGCCGCCGCGGCCGATCAGGCGGCCGTCCTTGGTCCGGCCGACCACCAGGAACACATGCCCGCCGCCGTCGCGCGATTTTGTGGCGATGGCGCCGAGTGCGGGGCCCTTGAGGCGGACGCCGTAGCGCGTGAAATTCAGCGCCCACAGACTGTCGTCACCCGGCAGACCGGAGGCGACCAGGCAGTAGTTGACGGTGAGCGCGCACCACGGCGTCGCGTCGTGCCGATACGTCTTGGCGATGTTGCCGCCGCAGGCTTTGGCCATGCCGATGATAGCTGGGTTGTCGGCAGCGCCCGGAAACTCATAGAGCCCGATGATCGCGTTCATGCGCGCGAGCCACGGCGGAGTGCCTGCGACCGGCACCGGCGCCGGACTCGGCGTCACGCCCTGCGCCGCCCCGGCCATGGCGAGCGAGACCGCCTTCACCTCGGCAACGCGCGTGCCCCAGCCGCGGCCGAACACCGGCCAGGTCTTGAGCGATTTCAGGAAGGCGAGCCGCTCGTCGCAAATTGCCGCGGCGAGCACCCTTGGGTCGCGCACGCGCGCGTAGGCGAGCACCTTGTCGGTGACGACACTCGTGTCGTCCGGCAAGCCGACGACGCGGCGCAGCACCTTGCCGCTGCGGCCAAGCCCTGAGTTCACGCCATAATCGAAGAGGCTGTAATCGACACCGGCGGGAAGTTCGTCGCAACGCTGCGCATCCCAGTAGCGTTTGCGGTAGATCGCCTTCGCCTCGTCGACCGACATGGCGCGCACATCGGCGGCCGTGGCGTTCGGCTTCACGTATCTGCGGTAATCGTAGATCGTGATGCCGAAGTTGGTGGGCCCGCCCGGGTCGGACGGATGGTTGGTGTAGCCGCCCTCGTGGACGAGCAGGCGCCGCAGCGCCTCGTCGTAGATCGAAGCCGCCATGACGGTTCTCCAAATGAAAAGACCGCCCGGAGGCGGCCGACGTTGGGGTTGGATTGAAGCGGTTGGGATCAGCCCGAAGGGGCGTCCGATTTCAGGTCGCGAGGCTCTTTGGCCTTCGCGAGCTCGTCCTGAAGCGCATCGATGCACGCGAGATGGAGCTCGTTCTGCTCGTTCGCCGCCGCCAGGTTAGCGGCCAGGTTTGCCGCGCGCTCCGACAGTACCTGGATCTGCGCTTGCAGCTCGCGGACGTAGCCGCGGACACCGGTCGGCAGCACGATCTGCTCAGTCATGGCCTCTCCATCCTCGGTTCAGGCGATCCGGACGCCGCAAAAGTTGTTGGTGTTGGCGGCAACGTAGCCGTCATTGGTGACGAACTGGATGCGCGCATCCACCGTGTCCCCGGCGCCGAGCTTGAGTACCGCGGTCGTATGCAGGAAGGTGCCGAGATCGACGACGGTCTTCGTCAGCACCTCGGACTGCGTGACGATCGATCCGTTGAGGTAGAGGGCGAGATCGACCTCGGTCGGAAGTGTCGCGTTCTTCTTGAACACGAAGTGCGCACCGAAGAAGTAATAACCCGCAACCGGCGCCACGAAATTGCTGTTTGCCGCGCTGAACGCATTCTGGTCGTTGTGATTGGAATTGTTGAAGCCAATCTTCGCCCACGCGCCGGCGGCGTGGTAGTCGTCGAAGTTCACATAGGCAGAGAACTTGGCGCCTTGGATGTGGTCGATCTTGCCGCTGCCCTTGTCGATCGTCAGCGCGGTGTAGAAGGTCGACGCATCGGGCGTGACCTTGACGGTGAAGTTGTCGTCGCCAAGGAGCCCAAACATCGCCCGGGTGCTGAAGTTGTCCTGGAGAGTAAAGCCGGCGTCCTTGGCGGCCGCGCTCTTGTTGATCGTGACGCGCATGTCGCCGGAGGCATCCTTGTTGAAGAGGATGCCGTCGGCGTTGACCGCGAGCCAGTTGTTCGAATCAGGCGAGCCGTTGATGCCGATGTGACCGTTGCTCTTGTCGATCACAATCGCGGTCTTGAAGGTCGAGCCGTCCGGCGAGACCTTGATGGTGAAGTTGTCGTCGCCGAGGAGGCCAAACAGCGCCCGCGTGCTGAACGCGTCCTGCAAATTGAACGCCGCGTCCTTGCCGGCGGCGCTCTTGTTCAGCACGATGCGCATGTCGCCGGTGCCGGGCGTCACGTCATCGTGGCTGAACAGGGCGGCGTTGGATTTCAGCGCGAGGCGGTTGGTCGTGTCGGCCGCCGTGTTGACGCCGAGCTTCGTGAGCGTGCCATTGCCGGCGCCGGTCAGCGTCAGGTAGCCGCCGGCCGTCCCGAAGTCGGTCCAGGCCGTGCCGGTCCAGACCGTGAGCGCGCCGGTCGCCTCGTCGAAGCAGGTCCAGCCCTTCCTGGGCGTGAGCTTGATCCACTGGCCGTTGGTGTAGAGGGCGATATTGAGGTCCCATGTGGCCCAGGCGCCGGTTGCGCCGGAAGCGACCTTGTAGCGGTCGCCTTCGGCCGGTGAGCCGGGCGGCAGGGTGTGTGTCGAATCGATTACCGACAGCATGACGATCGAGTCGAGGATCACGATCGCCTGATTGTGGGTGACGTGCTTCTGCGACTGGCTTGCCGCGATCAGCGGCATGCCGAGGTGGGGCGTGTCGGTCATTTACTTAAACCGTTCTGGTGGCGCCGGTGCCGCGCCCATAAGCGAGGCTGATTTGGTAGACGGCGAACTTCACTTGCGCCTGGTTGCTGCCGAAGTCGGCGACCTGCATGGCCGAGGTGTAGGCGAAGCTCGGCTGCCCGACGCGGGTGGTGCGCACGACCGCGCCGGTGCCGATGTTGATGATGTCGATGTCGTAGAGTTCGACTTCTTCGCCGAGCGGCACGTCCGGCGCTTCCCAGTTATCGCCGTCGATGCGGGTGCGGCGAATCCAGCTGAGCGTCCAGTCGAACGTGCTGAGATTGCGGATACCGGCGAGCTGCACAGGGCTGTAGGGCCGAAGGCCGACGCCGTCGAAGCTGAACGACGTGACCTGATAGGTCGGGTCATCGATTGTCTTGGTCGAGGGGCCCCACTTCCAGTTCCACGGATTGTGCCGTTCGGTCACCGCGATCGACGACTGCATCACGGTGGTGTCGAGCACGACGAACGGGGCGCCCGCGGCGACCGGGCTGCGCATGGCGTATTCGCTGCCGAGTTGCCCACGCAGCAGCCGCGTGAGCTTGTATTGGTCGGCGGCGATCAGCTCGGCCGTCGCGAATTGCAGGACCTCCCACTGCCCGTCGCCGTTACGGACCGCGCAGGTGTTGCCGCCGGCGAGCACGAACAAGTCGTCGAGCGAGAACAACCCCTGGCTGGACGGGACCTGGACATAGAGGCTGTTTGCCATGTCCCAGTTCCAGAGCGGCCCGGAATAGAAATCGAACAGCGTCTTGCCGATTGTCGATCGGTTGATGACAAGCTGGTCCAGCAGGTAGCCGCTGGTCGTGGGCGATCGGAACACGTTCACCCGCGCCCATGGCTCGGCATAGGCGGCGAGGCGCGGAACGCCGGGGACCTCGGTTGGGGTCAGGATCGGCAGGTCCATGATCTGAAGAGCCGCCGGCCCGGGCTCGATGACCGGCTTCGGCTGCCGGGTCGGCGGCGGCCCGTCCGAGGCGCCGTAGGTCGCTTCGTCGGTGCGGACGAGCTTCGCCGGCCGGCTGCGTTCGAAACCAACCGAGTCGGCGCGCATCTGGAAAATGCGGCCATTGAGATCGAGATTGACCACGTCGGTCGGCTCGATCGCAAACGCCGACGGCGGGAACGTAAGCTCCGAGCGTTCGCGCATCACCCAGGCATCGACCAGCAATGTGTCGACGATGCCTTGCGCCTCGGCGAAGTCGAACACGATCGCCGGCTGCAATTCGATGGTCTTGGCACTCGATCCGCGCAGCCGGCGGGCATAGACATCGGCGGCCTGGAAATCGTTGTCGGGGTCAAGGAATTGCAGGTGCACGGTGCGTGGCAGGTCGGTCTCCTGCGCGCGCGTGAGGCTGTAGACGCCCTTGCTGTCATTGCCGTTGTCGATCAATCGGTCGATCGCATAGGTCGCAACGGGCGAGCCGCCGCGCTGCACGAATTTGATCAGAGCATTCGTCTCGCAGGCATCAAAGAAGTAGAGCTGCATCAACGGGCCCAGCGCTGAACGCGGGCTCATGATGTTGTTGATGAGGTAGCCGCGCACGATGCCGTTGATGCCGGCTACATCGATCGAGATGCCGAGCCCAGCGCAGATCTCCGCGACCACGTCCGATAGTGTGACGAGCCCCAGGCGGCCGGTCAGCCAATGGCCGCGCCGCCAGTTCGGTCCATCGCGCCAGACGAGCGAGCTGTTCGGATATTGCGGATACGGCCGCGCATCCCAGGTCCAGGCCCACATCGAGCCGCGGTCGATCATCGGCGCGCCGTACACCGAGGACGTGGGGTTGTGGCCGTTGGCCGGGTCCCAATAGATCAGGTGCGCTTCGAGGAAGGCGCGCTGAATCAGGTCGTCGCGCCGGCCGGTCGAGAAATACGGAAAGAAGCTCTCGGACGATTTCGGGTCGTAGAAGACGTTCGGCTGGTTTGTGCCCTTGTCGATCGCCGGGCAGCCGAATTCGGTGAACCAGATCGGTTTGCCTTGCGGCACCCAGGCGGTCGGCGTGCCGCTCTCGACTCCGCCGGGCCGATTGTAGTGCTGGTTCGCCCACCAGCTATAAAAATCCTTGTAGCGGAAGACCCAGGGCTTGCCGTAGGCGCCGTCCGTGACGTTGGTCCGCGTTTGCGTCTTGCGGTCATTGCTCGATGCGTAGAACCAATCGAAGAGTTCGCCGCCCTCGATGTTACCTTGCAGGTAACCCTGGTCATAGATCGACGGCGCGCCGGCCTCGGCGTCAAGGTGCAGCCGGCCCGAGCGCCAGTCGGACAGCGGCATGTAGTTGTCGACGCCGACGAAATCGACGTTCGCGCTGGCCCACAGCGGATCGAGATGGAAGTAAACGTCGTTCGAGCCGTCGCTCGGCCGGAAATTCGCGTACTCGCTCCAATCGGCCGCATATCCGACCTTGCAGCCAGCGCCCACGATCCCTTTCACATCGACGGCGAGCGCCACCATTTTCGCGACCGCCGGGAATGCCGACGCGCTCGATCGCACGGCGTTGAGCGCGACCATTTCCGAGCCGATGAGGAATGCGTCGACGCCGCCGGCCGCGACCGCAAGCTTGACGTAATGCAGGATCATCCGGCGATACGACCACTCGCTCGGCCCGCTGTAGGGAATCGTATCGCCGTTCCAGGCGCCGAAGTCCGACGGCGCGGCGCTTCCGAAGAAGGCGTCCACCTGCGTCGCCGCGGTCGCGGTCTTGTCGACCGTGCCGGCGTATCCGGGCGCCGGCGAGCAGGTGATGCGTCCGCGCCACGGAAACGGCGGCTGCCCGTTGGTCGCGGCATTGTTGCTGTACGGGTTCGGCAGGCTGTTGCCCGCCGGGACATCCATCATGACGAACGGGTAGAGCACGACGCGGAAGCCACGCGCCTTGAGCTCCGTGATGGCCTGAACCACCGCGCGATCGGCCGGCGCACCCCCAAGCAGCGGACCAAAACTGTCCGACGACACGATGTCGGCGCTCGCCCGGCCGATGCCCGAGACCTGCCAGCTCCAGGGCGTGGTGGCCTTCGCGCTGAACTCGACCTTCGGCTTGATCTGGCAGTTGCCGCAGCGCAGATCGGTGCCATGCCATGCAACGACGAGCGAGATCGTGTCGATGTTCGGGGCGCTGGATTGAAGTTGATCGAGCGAGACGAGAACGTCAGCCTTGCCGACGCTGCCGTGCCGGTTCTCCGCAATCGTGTGGCCGAAGCCATCGTCGCGATAGACCGTGTCGGTGGCATAGGCGAACTCGCCCAGGCTCGGAATGAGCGTGACGCCGGTCAGGATGTCCTCGAGGCGCATACCCATGGCGCTTGGGCGGCGGATCACCTCGACGGTGATCTGCGGGATGCGGTTGCCGAACTTCTCGACCGGCATTTCCTCGAACACGAGGTAGGCGAGCCCCCGAAAGCCGGGCACATTGCCGGCACCCTCGACCGCCTCGATCTTCGGGTCGGCGCCTTGGCTTTGGTCGCCCTTGTAGAGCCGCCAGGTGAACTGCGACATGTCGAGCGGCTTGCCATCCGCCCAGACGCCGCCGATATCGACGATCGGCCCCTCGCAAAGCCCGAGCGCGAACGACACGAAATAGGTGTAAGTCGTAGTCGTCGTGGTGACGGTCTGGCCACCGCCACCACCGCCCTTGCCGCCGCCACCCTGCGTGCTCGTCGATGTGGTGACGACCTCGCGAAAGTTGGTCGCCCAGATCATCTGCGGGCTCACCCGCATGCGGCCGTAGACGCGCAGGACCGACGCGCCCTCGCTCGATGAGGTGACAAACAGGTTGGTGAGTCGCGGGCCTTCCTCCTGGTTCTGGATCGGTGCCGGCGCAAAGAGTTGCCGGTCGATGAAGTTGCCGGCAAAGGCGCCAACGAGCGCGCCGATCGGCCCGCCGACCGCATAGCCGGCGACCGACAATACGAGAGACGCCATCGGTCAGTCCGTCACGCCCGGAAACTGGAACGCATAGGCGATGCGACGGCGCCAGGCCGCCGGCAGCGCGTTTTCGGCCACCGCATGCCGATCGTAGGCATGAATGATCGAGTCCGGACCCGAGACAATCGCGGCGTGCTTGGCAGGCCCACGGTCCTTGACGCGGATCAGGATCACGTCGCCCTCTTGCAGCGGCGCGCCGTCACGGAACGCCGCGGCGTCGATCTCGACCAGGTGCCGGCGCGCAGCATCGCGCAGCGTCTCCTGCCCGGTCTCCTCGGCCCAGTTGGGCGAATAGGGCGTGATCGGCTCCTTCTCGGGTCCGCAGAAGGCGCGGTAGACGCCGCGGATCAGGCCGAGGCAGTCGGCGCCGGCACCCTTGAGCGACGCCTGGTGGCGATAGGGCGTGTCGATCCAGGTGCGGGCCTCGGCCACGATGTCAGCGCGGCTAACCTTGTCCGCTGATTTTTGATCCGCCATCGTTGGCATCGCCGGTGTTGGCATAGCTCGTCACCGCATCGTTTCCTGGGATGTAGGGAAATCCGCGGAAGTTAGGGACGTTATTGAAGCGGTCGCGACAGGTGGCCAGGCTCTTGTCGCAACCGGCCGTCACCGCGAAGGTGTCACCGACCGCGATGTCGAACGGCATGGTCTCCCACAGCTCGAACGACACCTCCGCGCCGCTGTTGACGTGGAATTTGACTTCCATGATGGCGCCCGCATTGGCGCCCGTGACCCACGTCACCTTGCCGCCGGTGAACCAGCCGTCCTGGTAGCCGGCAAGGCCGCTGGCCGAGAACGTGTGATTGGTGGCGACGCCGTCGACCGTGCCGCTGCCCTTAAACGCGGGCGACGTGAGGTCGACCGTGCAGCGGCTATCGCCCAGATCGGCGTCGCAGGAGCGCTGATAGATGCGCCCGCGCTCCTGGTTCAGCGCGTGCGACAGCCCCCGCATCTCCGTCGTGAACGCGTTAAGCCCCCGCGAAATCTCCCCGACCGAGCCCGAGAATACGATGTCGCGATCACTGACGTCGGTCCAATCGACCAGAAACAGGGTGAGCGAGGCGTTGTCGTAGAGACCTGCGGCCAGATCCGATTCGTTGAGATGATCGCTCTGCAACGCGCCTGCGATATCCATCGTGTCGACATTCAAGGAGAGCGTCTGCGTCACGGCCGACGCCGTCATGCCGGCGAGCCGCTCGTAGGTCACGCCCTCGAAGGTCAGGTCCTCGTCATGATCGGTAAATCCGATCTTGACGCCATCGGTTCGCTGCAACAGCCAGCAATGGCAGAATGTGGTGAGCCCGCTTGCGAGCTTTGCCTGCATCGAAACTGACAGATCGCGCATGGCTCAGTCCGAAGCGCTGTCGTTAGCGTTCACTCGCGCACCTCGACGAGGTCGATCTGCGAGACGATCTGCTGATCGAAGGCGTTGGCCTGCACCGGCAGGTGGTCGGTGTCGAAACGCACCGGCACGTCGAATTCAAAGCTCGCGGTCGGGTTCGAGCCGGGCGCGGCCGCGAGGGTGACCTGACCGGTCTGATAGTCGATTCCGGAAGGCGCGACCGGAGAGCCACCGACCATCACAATAACGGTGCCAACGACCGGCTTGGTGATGGTACGGATATGCTGAAAGCCGCCGATGTCGTAGCGCTTAACCAATTGCCAGACGGTCGAGGTGATCTCGACCATCGGCTGATCGGCAGCGTTGTAGTCGTTCCAGTCCTTTAGCCGAAACGAATAGGCGCGGCCTTTCACGACATGAAAGAACGCGATCACTTCGAGCATCTGCTCGCGCGTGCGGATGCCGGTCGAGATGTTCCATTTACCGCGCGAGTTCGCCCACAGGATGTTGCGCTCTTCGGCGCCCGAAGCGAGGGTCACCACGCTGGTCGAGAATGACGGCCCGCCAGTAGCGCCGCGCGCTATGTAGGGCGGAAACGAGATGTCTCGAAACGGCTGCGGCACGGCTGTCCTGACATCGAGAGCCTACGCCCGCTGACGCAGGCGAACAGGCATGGTAAGTTCGGGCTACGCGTTCAGCAGGGGGCCTGCGCGTGATCGCAGAGTGGGGCGATGCTTAGAGCGGTTTCCGCTCGTTTTGAATCGTCATACGCGGGCTTGTCCCGCGTATCCCGCTTATAAAGGCACCGCGCCCTCCTCATCGGGATGGCCGGGACAAGCCCGGCCATGACGAGAAGGTCGGGTCAAGACGATCGGAATCCGCTCTAAGTGGCGGCGGCATCGACAATCGGATCGTGAACGCGTCACTCGTCAGGCGGACGAACTGATCGCGCTGCATCGCGATGACGCCTACGGCATCGCCCGTGATCATCGAATCCGGACGCTTCAGAAACAGCAGCAGCAGGAGCATCGGTTCTGGTCTGCCGTCGCACGGATGATCGCAGATCGCACCGGACGAGAGGTCGGCGTCGACACTGCAACCCGGTATCTCGAAGCCTTGCCACCTGATCGTGACGCACTCGCAGACGAGCAAGTACCGCGCGCCGGCGATCAAGAAGCAGTGTCGGTTGACGCGGGTAGCGGCGCCAGCGCGCATCTGCGGCTCGTACCGAAGGAGTAAGCGCAGTCACGTTCCTCGCATCCCCAGGCGCACTGCGCGTGCAAGATCGGCGGCGACCTGGGTGCGGCTTGCCTGGAACGCGGATGGGCTTGGCGTCTGGATCGTGACGTTGATCACCGGCGCCGCCATCGGGCCGCGCGCGCCGTAGCCTCGTGCCTCGTCGCGGTTGAGCACCCGCTCGCCGCGCTGCAAGATCGCCGGCACTTCATCCGGTGAGAGGAATGCACCGTCGTGGAAGCGGGGCGCATGGCGGAACACGGCCGCCGGAACGACCGCCGGTGTGCCGTCCTGGCCCACGACACCGCCCTCGTGGAATTTGAGGCCTGCGAACAGGCTGCCAAAGAGGCCGCCGACATTGCCGAGCGTAGTGAGGTTTGTTCCGAACAGGAAGTTCTTGAGCGGATTGAGCACCGCAAGCTTGAGGATTTCCTTTTCGATATCGACAAGCGCCGCGCGTCCGGCATCGGCCCACGATTTCCAGTCCATCTTGCCCTCGGCAATGAGGGTCGCGAAGCGATTGAAGGTCGTATCCGTCATGCCCTGCAAGGACTGCATCGCGCCTTGCGAGCGGGCGAGCGACTGGTTGAGGCGTTCGATGTTGGCGGCATTGGCGAGGATCGCCTGGCCTTCGGCGCTGGCGAGGTCGATACCCTTCTGGCGGAGCTGCTGCTCCGCCTGAAGCTGAGCGATGATGATCGCCCGCTGCGATTCCCCTATGCCCGCAAGATCGATCTGCTTCTGCAGCAGCTCGACCTGGTTCCTCTGGCCCTCCAGGGTCTGCAGGGCCGCGGCACGGGCCTGCTCACCGTGAAGCCGTGAATAAGCGCCGCGCAGTGCGTCGATGACGCGGCCGAGCGTGCTTTTCGCATCGCCCTCCGCGAGCGATTGCGCGACGATCAGCGGGCGCAGCGCCTGCTCGACCTGCATCTGCCGCTGCGCCTGCTCGGTCGAGAGCCCGCCGGCGAAGACGGCGTCGTTGAGTCGCCGCTGCGCGGCCGACTCGGCGCCAAGGTCGTTGACGGATTTGGCCGATTGCGCCGCCTGCTCGGCGATCTGTTCCCGGAGCAAGTCGCGGGCCCGGGTGTCGACGTCGACGCCGTTCTGCACCGCCTCGGTCAGCGCCTTGCGCCGGGCTTCCGCCTGCTGGGCGGCGGCGGCACCCTTCAGCCAGGCTTCGGCGAGGCCAATGGTCGCCTTGGTGTTGACGTCGAGGACGCGCGCCTGGTCGATCAGCGCCTGCGTTGCCTCGGCGCGCGCCTTGGTGCCGGCACGCGTGATGTCGGCCTCGGCGATTGCGACCGGAATCGCCTGGCCGGCGAGTTCGACCCGCCGCCGCTCTTCGGCAATGGCCGCCTTCTGGGCCGGGGTCTTGGCGGCGAGCGCCTGGATTTCGAGTTCGTCGAGACGGCGGGCCTTATCGGCCGGATCGAGCCAGGTCAGGATCGCCCGCGTCACCGCGTCATAGGCGGTCTCGACCTGCTTGAGGTCGGCGACCTTCTGCTTCGCCAGCGGGTCATCGAGCGCGGTGCGAATCTGCGCCTCGCGGGCCTTCAGCGATTGCAGTTCCTCGAAGCCCGGCGTCAGCTCGCGCGCCACCGTGCCGGCGCGCACCGACAGCTCATTGGCCTTCGCCTCCTTGGCGCGAACCTGGATGATATCGAGCTTTGCCTCGATCTTGGTAATCTCGGCATCGACCTCCGTCAGCATCCGCGTGTTGAAATTGCGTGCCTGCGCGGCAAAACGCGTCGGCGGGTTCGCGATCAGCGCCTGCAGGCGCGCGCGTTCCTGCTGAAGCTCTTTGAGCCGCTCCTCAATCGGGGCGCCGTCCAACACGCGCGAAATCGCCCGGCCGAGCGCGTCGTAGGCATTCGACGCCATCCGCCCGACGAAATCCCAGGCGCGGCCGAGCGCCGTGGTCGCATCGGCCGCGTTGACGAGGCTGCCCTTGAGGGCGTCGAGCAGGACCCGCTGCGCGGCGGTGCGGTCGTTATGGTCGGCAAGCGTGCGGACGTACTGGCGCGTCCTGTCGTCGAGGAAGTTGAGCTTGGCATTGAGCGCATCGGCACCCTTGATCGGATCGGCAAACGCTCCCGCCAGCTCTTTCGCCGCGGTTGCAACGTCGGTGCCGGTGGTCGCGGCGTAGTTCTTCGCGACCTTGATCAGGCCATCGAAATTCGAGACCGCAATCCTGCCGGTTTGCAGGAACGCCGCCTCCATTTCGCGCGCGGCCGCGACCGAGACCTTGCCGGCCGAGGCCGATTGCTCGGCGATGCGCTCGACCTGACCGACGGTGGCTCCGGCGGCTCGGCCGGTGCCCCCGAGCGCGACCTCGAGTTCCTTCTGCGACTCGATGTAGCGGTAATAGGAGTAGCCGACCGCAGCGCCGATTGCCGCGATGCCGGCGACCACCGCCATCGTCGGCGTGATCAGGCCCGTCAGGCCCTGCCAGACTCCTTTCAGGAGCCCACCGAGTCCACCTTCGCCCAAGGCGGCAGAGGCCTTGATGCCCTCGACGGTCAGAACCCGCATCGGGCTTTGGCCCGAAATGAGCGCGTCGACCGTATGCCGCGCGGCCGACCCCAGGACCAGGACCTGGTTCGTGCTGAGCGCCGCGCTACCACCATACTTCTCGATGACGCTGGCGGCTTCCCTGTAGCGGCTGTTGGCGAGCGCGACCGCCGCCGCATGCTCCGCCTGCGTGATTGCGCCTACCTTGAACAGCGAGCCGGCTTCCGCGACGTCGGTGTTGAGTTTCTTTTGCGCCGTCCCAAGCGGATCGATCTGCGCGCGCAGCGCCGAGGTTCGCGCTTCCAGGTCCTCTGCGGCCCTAGCGGTTTCCTCGAACACCGCAGCCGACTCGCGCGCCGACTTGGGCTGCGCCGTGCCAACGCCCAGAACCTGGTTGAAACTGCGCTGCGACTGGTCGGCGGCGCCAGCCTGTCGTGCGGCCTCCGCCAGCCGCTGAAGGCGCTGGGCCTGGCGATCGGTGGCGGCGCCCGTTGCATCCATATCGGCTGCAACACCACGGAACGCATCCTGCCCGGCCTTGCCGACCTCTTCGAAGGCGCGCTTGACGTCGGCCTTGCCCTCGACGCCGAGACGGATCGAAACCTGAGTCGTGCTCATCTATTCGTTGTTCCGGCCGTAAGCGCGAACGATGATCGGCTCAACCTCGGGAAGGAGTTCAACGAGCAGCGTGTTGAGCGCGCCCATGGCGTCTGCGAGCAGCAGCACCGCGGCGAAATCGAGCGCGTAGACGCCGCCCATGACGGCACGAACCTGTCCGGCCGCGCGCTTGAGCACGGCCCAGGCCGCAATGCCGTCCGGCGTTTGTGGCGCGTGTTCGAGGTAGGGGCAGGCGGGGCAGGTTTCGGGGCAAACGGCGCAATAGCCCTCGCCCCCGCCGAAGTGCCATTCGGCGAGAGCGGTCAGACGTTTTTTTCCGCGTCCTGGATCAGCGCGGGGCCGACATAGAGGCGATCGATCGCGTCGAACACGGGCCAGTGCTCAAGCGCCGCATCGATCGTTTCCTTGGTCGGCTCGACCGGATTGCCGTCGGCGTCGCCGATGCCTTCCCAGGCGGCGATTCCGGAATGCGCGAGCGAGCGCGTGAAAGCGACGCCCGCTTTCACCATCGCGTCGTCGCCACCGGCGCGCAGCACGTCGGCGGCAGCCGTGCGTGCGATCAGGATTGCGGCGACGCTGATCGGTCGGAACTGAGCCCGCACGCCTGCAACGAGATTGAGCCAATATGGCTCGCGGCCTGCGGTGAGCTTGAGCATCGGGGCTTTCGAACGGGAAGTGTCGTGCGATGACGGCTTGGTTTTGACCTTGGTCATGCTTGGGGCCCCTTGATCAGTAAGCAGCAACATCGTTGATCAGCACCGCGGTGCAGGTCTTGTGCAGTGTCGGGTCCTTGGCGGCCTGCCAGGCGAAGGTCGCCTGGATGCCGCCAGGACCCTGGATCGGTGTCTTGGGCTTCGGCAGGAACGCACTGTGGATCGTGAACAGCAGTGACTTGTCGGCGTCGATCGCCCAGCCAAACGACAGCTCGCACGGATCGCCAGACGTGGCCTGATCGAGCAGCACGGTGTCGGCAAACCGCACGTTGACGCTGCCGGTCACGGCGACCATCGCCGGATCGGCGTCCTCGATGCGGCCATCGGGACGAATGACCTCGACCTTGTCGAGATTGTTGGCGTAAGTGAGTTCGGCCGAGACGATATGACCGAGTGCGGTTCCGTTGCGCTTGATCTCGCCCATGAACTGGGAGAAGCGCTCGATCACTGCCTCGCTGGGCGAGCCGGCAGCCGACGAGGTCGCTTTCGTCTCGCCCTGCGCGATCAGGCTCATAGTGGCGTTGAGCAGGCCCGACCGCTGCAGCTGGATTTTCATGGTGTTGGCGCGGACGCCGACGTTCATGCCGAAGCTTGGCACCTCCGGCATGCCGATCTCGATCGCCATGGAGGGAAGGGTCAGGGCGCCAGACACGAAGGTGTGGGTGTGGACGCCCGAGTTGTCGACCGAGGTCGGCGCGCCCATGAGGAGCTTGAGCCAATAGCCGAAATTGCGCAGGTCGACCGGAACAACGGCATCGCCGTCGTTGTTCACCACGTCGCGGCTCGGCGGCAGCGGTTCGCGGCCGTAGCCGAGGAGGTCGCTCGCAATCAGGTTCTGCTCGTCGCCAAGCGCCGAGGAGACGAACGGCAGTTTCTTGAAGCCCGAGACCGGCGCCGTGCCGTAGGTGGTCTCGAATGCCGCAGCCATGACGGCGTTGGCACCTCTGGCACGAGCCATGGTCCTCTCCTTTTACCGGGTGTCTTGGATCTGCGCGGGCTCACGCGGCCCGCGCGAACTCACCGAAGTGTTTCGTGGCGGCGGCGATGTAAGCCGCATGCGCCCGCTCGGCGGATCGAAATCTGCCGAGATGAACGGCGCAGCCGCCCACAACGATCTTTGCGCGCCAAAGACCGGTCTGACGGCAGAAAGAAACGCCTTTGTATCCCGAGGAATTCGTCGCAAATCGGCGGGAATTCTGCATGTTCTGCGATGTCGTCGCGGGCCTCAAATTTCCAATTCTGTTGTCGTCCGGGTTCCCGTTCGCGTGATCGAGCTTGCCGCTCGGCCAGACACCGTGGACAAGAAGCCAAGCCAATTGGTGTGCTTGATAGCGGCAACCGTCGATCGCGATCCGGCGATGGCCACTGCGTGAAATGGACCCAGCGAGCTCGCCGGTGTTCGTCCGGCTGTTGGGCCTCTTGCGCCAACGAAACGCTCCGGACTCCGGGTTGTAGTCCAGCAGCTCGCGCAGCCTGGCGAGGGTGATCGCCGAGCGTGCCATGCGGATGTCCTTGTGAAGCTCAATTCAACGGATCGGGCGTGCCGTAGACCGCGACGATCGCGACGTCGGCCCACCGGCTCGCGCGAGCGCCCGCCGTCTCGACGTCTTCCGTCGACGGGGCTTCCGCCTCGATGAAGTCGCAGAGACCGCCGAGCGTCCGGTCGGAAACGACGGCTGTGCCGATCGCTCCGAGCATGTCGTCGAGCACCTGCTCGCGGGTTTCGCTTGACGTTTCGTAAGCTGCGAACTCGATTGGGATGCGGTGCGTGTAGACGTAGATGAGCGGCGACAGGATGACCTCCGGCTCGCCGGGATCGCCGTCGCGGATGATCGCAAGCCCACCCGGCGCAATACGTTCCGGTTTGGCGAGGTTGCGCTTGACCTCCGCATTGGGCAACGCGGCTGCGACCAGCGCTTTGATCGCGTCGAGCACCTGTTCTCGCCGGCTGGTCATCGCGCAGTTGCCACCAGGATCGACGCGATGAAAGCGAACGACAGAAACGCCATCAAGATCGCGATCCGCCTGTGATCCACCATCATCTCCAATGACTCGCAAGCAGCCCCGGCACGCGATCGGCCCAACGCTGGGCTGCGCTCGCGATGTCGAGCCGTTTTTGCAACGTGACCTGCGGCACCAGGATGAACACCACCACGGTCGACCGGCCCTGCAACCGCGTGAATTGCGCGCCGGCACGGGTGCGGCCGATGTTCGGCCGCGCGAGCCCCTTCTTGCTCAGCCGGGCATTGTCGGCGACGAGCAGCGATGGACGGCCGCGGCGATAGACGAACCGCAACCGCATGCCGGTGCGGCGCTCCCAGCCACCCGGCGTGATCCGCTTCATGCCACCCGTTGCACTCAATCCTTTTACGCCTGCGGCCGGTGTCGGGATCGCGAGCCAGAAGCCGCGGCTCGATTTGATGGTCACGCCGCGGTCGAACGCGTCGATGATGTTGGGCGCCTTCGACCAGACGAACGAAGCGGCTTCGAGGCTGACGCCGCCCTCGGGATAGGTCTTGCCGCGCCAGGTATTGGCGAGACGCTGTCCGAGGCCAGCGTCGACCACATCGGCCCGAAGATCGCCCTTCAGCCCTTCCGTGACCTCGCGCATTGCGCTGGTAACCGAACGCGCCGCATCGCCCTCGGCCTCGGTCAAACCCTTGGCGAGGTCATCCGTCTTGAGCGTGAAGCGCATGCATTATGCCGGGAGTGCAGCTTCGCACGTCCACACGAGCCGCAGGCTGTCGATCGTAGGCGTGGCAATGACCTCGAAGGTCTCGCTTTCGATCTCCACCGTATCGCCGCTGGCGGGGCCCGGAACTTCCGATCGGCGCACATCGATCAGCATGATCGGGAGAACCGTCCGGCTGTCACCGAAGGAGCCGACCTGGTCGGGCCGTTTGGTGATCACGCGGACTGATACTCCGCCGCCCGTACCGCCCGCGCGCCAGGTGGCGTCGCGGGCCATGTTCGGGTCGGCGAACAGCGCGTCGGTTGCCGCGGCGAAAGCGTTCATCGATCAGTTGCTGGTGAGAATCTTGACCGCAAGCCGCGGCCGCTTGTTCACAGGCAGGGGCGAGGCCTCGGTCTTCACGTCGATGGCGCTGCCGTCTTGGCGGGCGATCTGGCGGGCATAGATTGGCAGCCCGACCGTGTTGACGGTCTCGATCAGGTTCGCAGGCGCCCCATAGGTCACGAAGGTATCCATCGTGCCGAGCGGAAACGCGATGCCTTCATTGGCCGGGATCAGGGTCTCGGTTGCGCCGGTCGAGAGCGTGACGGTGGCGTTGTATTCCTCGAACACGATGCCGGCGAAGGGGAAGCGCCGGCGGGTGTCCTCGCGCAAGGGCTGGGCGCCGGTTGAGGAGAAGTACTTATAGGCCTCCTCGACCTTGGAGTGACCGATCAGCTTGTCGAAGAAGCCGGGGCTGACCATCGCGAGCACCCCGTTCATGGTCTCGCCCTTGAGCTCCGTCTCGATGTCGCGCAGCACCTCGCGGCACTTGGCCTGCACGTTGGTGCCGGCGGTCCCGAGCACGAAGTCGACCGACTGCTGGGCAAGCCCGAACTCGTCGAAATAGTCGTAGAGCTCGACGCCGGCGCCGTCCTTGACGATGCCGCGCAGCGCATTGACCTCCATGTATTCCCGGGTCTGGGCGTGCTTGCCCCGCATGCGGGTGAGCTTGCGTTCCATGACGGTGGCGAGCGGATCGGCCGCGTCCGCGACGCCGAAGCCGCGCACCCCCTGAATGTCCTGCGGGGTGATCACGTCGTCATGGGGAATCCACGGCACCGTGAAGGATCGCATCGCTCGCGTGTCGCGGTTGGCGACGGTTGCGGGCCCGCCGAGCGGCACGGTCGGCAGCAGGTTCAAGACGCCTTCGGCCTGCTCGATGATCACGCTGCGCTGGGTGATGCCCTCGAAACGGAACAGGCCGAGCTCACCGAGACGCGTGTAGATGTTGGGCAGGATGTTGATGGCGGTGGTCATCTCGGCGAGCGTGTAGCCGCCCGCGTCGAAGGGATTGATCATCGGGGCCATGGGGTCTCCTTGAAAATGCTGCAGGCCCCGACGATTGATTCCGTCGAGGCCCGGTGATGACGTATGGAGCGATGTCTGCGGTGGCGGATCAGGCGGTGTCGCGGGGAATGACACCGGCGGTGGCGAGCTGGGCGTGTTTTGCGGTCTTCTCGGCTGGCTGGTCGACGGAAGCATCGAACACGAGCGCTGCCTTGGATACGATCGCGGGGCCGCGCGCGACCACGAGGCCGATCTTGTCGGCGGCCGTGGCATCGACTGCTTCGATCAGGACCGCTACTGCGGTCTCGGCGCCCTCGTCACCGACCACCTGGGCAGCCGGCGAGAGCCGGTATTTGCCGGACGCCGTGATCTTGCCTAGCACGGAGCCGAGCGCGTAGCTCGTGCCGGACTTCAGCGTCACGGTCTCGCGGCTGTAATTGCCGTTGAGCTCATACTTGAGCAGGTCGCCGAGGGTCGGCGCCATCGTCAGAGTGGTCATGTGTTGTGCTCCTCAAAATTGATCAGGCGCGAGCTGCCGCAGCCCGTTGCTTGGCGCGTCGCACGATCGGGCTATCGCCGGTGCTTGGGGTTGACGGCGCTGCGGCGATGACGCTCGACGCCTCGGTGCGCGCCGCGAGCGTATCGAGCACGGATCGGCGCAGCGCGTCCGGCGCGATGCCCTTCTTCAGCGCGTCGGCAGCATCGACCGTGACGCCCAACCGGGCGGCTTGCGCCGCAATGGCCGCAACTTCGGCAAACTCCGCCCGCAGCTTCTCGGCGGTCCCGGCCTCGGGCGTCCGCTCCGGAGCGCCTGGTACAGGTGCGGGATCGGGCGCCGCATTCGTCGGTGCCGGCGGAGAGTCGGCCGGCTGCGGCTCCCTCGGCTGATCCTGGACTTGTTCGGTGTCGTTCGTCGCCATGGACGGGCTCCTCTTGGGTGTCGGGTTGATAAGTGCGCGCGTGGACGCCGTGCGGTCGAGTTCAGCGGCCATTTCGGCGATGGCGAGGTCGAGCGTGCCGAGGCGGTCAGCCAATCCGGCGCGGATCGCAAGCGCGCCGCGATAGATTGCGGCGTTCGTGCCGCGCACGGCTTCGTTGGTCAGCCCGCGATTGGCAGCGACCAGCCCGCAAAACTCTGAGTAGAGGCGGTCGACGTCGGCCTGGATCGTCGCGCGGGCGCGTTCCGAAAGCGGCTCGTGCGCATTGGCATCGACCTTGCGCTCCCCGGCGAAGACGAAGGTCCAGGCGAGGCCTGCTTTCGCATCCGCCCCGCTCTCGTCAACGTGGACCGCGACCACGCCGATCGACCCGACCTCGCCGGTCCGCGTCACGTAGAGCCGATCGGCGGTGCTCGCGATGGCGTAAGCCGCGGACAGTGCGCTCTCGTTGGCGGCCGCCCAAAGCGGCTTTGTGCTCGCGCTCCTGATGGCCCTAATCTGTTCGATCAGATCGAACAGCCCGCCGACTTCGCCACCGGGTGAGTCAACATCGAGAATGACGCCACGCACGGTCGGGTCATCCATCGCAGACGCGAGCGCGTCGCTGATCTCTCCGTAAGACTGCAGACCGCTTGCGGCGTCGAGATAGCCGGAGCGGCTCACCAGCGTGCCGATCACCGAAACGACTGCGATCCGTTCGACCGTGATCGAAATCGGCGGTGCCGGATCGGGTTCAGGATCGATTGGTTCGGCGACAGCCCCGCTGAGACGCGGGGCCAGGACGCCGAGGATCACCTCGAGCTTGGCGCGCGCGATCATCAAGGGGGTCCCGAACACCCGAGAAGCGATATGAGGCAGATTGCGCATAATGGATTCAGAGCAGAGCCGTGCGGACACGGTCGGTGACCGCTGCGAGGTTGAGCCGGATTTCCGTATTTGCGCGGCGGGCAATAACAGTCTGACGGCCCGCGGTTTCCATCGGGGAGGTCCCCAGAAGCTCGACCGCGCTCGATACGGAGAGCCCGGCGGCGTCGAGCTCCACGATCGCGGCAAGATGCACGATGTCTCTTAGCGTGTACTCCCGGGCGCGCCCGGACTGCGTGTCACGCAGCGGCACGAACTGCCCACGCTCGATCCATTGGTGCAGGCAGGCGGCCGTAATGCCAGCCGCGGCGCATGCTTCGTGGATTGTAAAGGTGCGTTCGGTCACGGCTGAGAATTCTCCTGCGGGAACTGGTCCGTAGTTGGAACGGACGTGTTCATGGTGCTGGCGCTAAACACGAGCCCAAGGTTCTTTTCCCGCGCCTTGTCCGCTGCGATTTCGGTGTCCACCTGCTCGGCGTCGTAGCCGCGCTCAGCGAGCGCTTGCGTGCGGCTCTTGAGGCCTGCATCGATCTGCTCGATCTCGGCGCGGGCATCCTTCAGCGGGTCGACCCAGTCCCACTTCGGCGGCAGCCATCCGCAGGCGAGATACTCGCGCCGGCGTTGGTCGTAGGCCGCAAGATCAAGCGCGCCTGAAAGCACCGCGGTGTCCATCCAGCGCGCCCACACCTGGCGGCAGAGCTGCCAGACGATCACGGCATGCTGGTAGGCGTCGATGCGGCGGCGGAATTCAAGCAGCGCCAGGCGCGAGTTCGAATAGTTCGCCTTGAGCATGTCATTCGACAGGTAGGCGTAGGGCACGCCGAGGGCCGCTGACACCTGCAACAGCGTGCGGTACTGGAACGGCTCATAGGTCTGGCCCGAATCCGCCGGCGTCGAGGTTTGCACTTCCTCGCCAGGCTCCAGCATCGTGATCTGGCCGGGCTGCAGGTCGATGGTGCGCTCGTCGTTCTCGTCGCGTCCTTCGGCAGCATCGAGCGGTTCGGCCGGCGCCGGCGTCGTGATGAAGAGGGCGTGCATCGCCGCGACCTTCTTCCGGTCGAGCTCGGCATCGTCGTACTGGTCGAGCAGGAACAGCTTCACGATTCCGGAGGCGAAACGGGAAACTCCGCGCAACTGCCCGGCATCGACCGGGTCGATGACGTGCACGATCTCGAACGCAGGCACCCGAACAATGTCGCCCGCCAGACCTGGATCGGTGAAGTCACCCGGGTGCCGCCGCAGGAAGTGGTAGGCAACGCGCCGGCCGATCGCGTCGAATTCGATGCCCTGGCGGATCACATTGCCGCCGGGCATGACTTCGTTGCGGTTGAGCGGCAGCATCTCCGACGGGAGCATCTGCAGCTGCAGCGGCACTGTGAGCTCGTCTTGCGCGCGGCGCGGTCGGAACCGAAAGAACACTTCGCCCGCGATGAAGACCTCACGCGCCGCCCGGCGCTGCAGGCCATAGAAGTCCGTAAACCCTTCGGCGTCCGCTTCGTCGGTCCAGTCCAGCCAGAGCTTTTGCACCTGGGCCTTGAGCCTGGAATCCGAGATCATCGAGGACGGCTTGATGCCGGCACCGACGACATTGCCGGCCCAGCTCTCGATCGCGTTCGCCGCATAACCGTTGTTGCGCACGAGCCAGCGGGCGCGCGCCGTGATGTCCGGTCCGGCCGCCGCAATCAAGGTATTGAGGTGCGCCCGGCTCGGCTGGAAGCCTTTCAATCGCCGGTTCGCAAGCCCCGCCTCGAACCCGCCGATGAACGCTCCGACCCGGCGCCGGAATGCTTGCAGCGAGGCGAGCACTCAAAGTCCCTTCGAAGCTGAGGTCAGAATCCGGCGGCGGCGGCCGCCTTCCTGTGCGGCCGCAATCCGGCGTTCGAGATCGGTGATGGCAGATGCCATCTCGGCGTCGCTTGCATAAGTGACGCGCCTCCCATCGATCTCGACCGTGCGCACGCCGCGGAAACGGGCCGCGAGCAGCGCATCGCGCTGCGCCGTCATCTCTTCGAGCGTCATGGGTTCAGCTCAGATAGCTCGATCGGAACACGCGTCGGGCGCGGCGCGGGGACCGGCGTCGGAGCACGCCGGCAACACTGTCGGCCGGCACGTCAGCCAGCTCATCGCTTCGTACCTCTTCGGCGAGACCGACTTGCTGCTCGAGGTCACGCCACATCGCTTCGGTCCAACGGTCGGCGCCGGCAATCCAGGCCGCGGCGCGCGCATAGACCCGGCAATCAAGCGCTTCGTTTCGCTCGCGCAGCTTCTGCCATTCGAGCCGGCTGAAGCCGCGCTTGGTCTTCACCGTGACGAGCTGCTCGGCGACGAGCTGCTTCACCCACTCCGCTTCGGCGCCGCGCGGCAGGTGGACATAGCCCACCGGATACCGGGCGCCGGCGGCAATCTCTTCGTCGGTCGGAGTTGACAAGCGCAGGAAGCGGTAGGTCTCGCTCTTGAAGGTCGCGACCGCGATCGTCCACAGCCGTGCGCCGCGACGCAGCTTCTTGCCACCTTCGGTGACATCGACGTGCGTCGGGCCCGCAACGGGTGCTGCTCGATTGAACCCCTCGACACCTTTGATGGGCGCGACCTGCGCGTGGCCGACCTTGCGAGCCCAGGCATAGACGGCGGGCGCCTCGTAGCCGGTGTCGATCGCGAGCTTCGCGATACCGATCCGCGTACCGTGCGCATGCAACCAGGTCCGATCGAGGACGAGGCCGAGCTCCTCCCAGGTCTCGGCTTGCTCGGGTCCGCCTTCGACCACGATGTGGTCGACGAGCCAGCTTTCGAGACCTCTGCCCCAGGCCCAGACGTCGACCTCGATGCGGTCCTTCTGGACGTCGGCGCCCGCCGTCAGGAACAGGCCGCCCTTCGGCACCGTGCCGATCTGCCAGGTTTCGCGGCGCTCATAGAGCCGTTGCCAGTCCGGCACCTCGCCGGTCTCGATCCACGTCTCGCCGAGCACGCTGTTCTTGAAGCTGCGCTTGGCCTCGTCGGTGGTCGCTGCTTCCCAGAGCCGCGCGATGTTCTCCCAGGAGAACCAACCGACGGGCGAGTACAACGCCGAGATGTGAAAACCAATGGTGCCCGGGTCCTGCGATTCCGCAGTTGCGCGCCACTCGCCGGCCTCGAGCATGGCCGTCTTGTGATGCTCCTCGATCCGGCCGTCGCAGAACGCACATAGATAATGTGCGGAACCGGGTTCTCCTTTTTCCCACCGCAGCCGCTCAAACTTGAGCCACTGCATCTCCCCGCAATGCGGGCATGGCACGAAGTAGCGGCGCTGATCCGAGGCTTCGTATTCGCGCTCGATGCGCGATAGGCCATGGATCGTCGGCGTCGATCCGAGCAGAACCTTCGAGCGCCAGGAGAAAGTGCGCGTGCGCGCCTCGGCGAGGGCAACAGGGTCGCCTTCCTCGTCGGCCGAGGGCGGATAGGCGTCGACCTCGTCGAGGAAGAGGTAGCGCGCCGGCATCGAGCGCAGGCCGACCGCGCTGTTCGCGCCGGTGATGACCAGCAGGCCTGCCGGAAACTCCTTCGAGAGCACCGTGTTGCCGGCGTCGCGCGAGCGCGCGGGCTTCACCCGCTCGCGGAGCGCCCGGCTCTCGCTGACCAGCGGATCGATGCGCTGGCGAGAGAACCGCTTGGCAAGTTCGACGGTCGGCTGCACCGCGAGCATCGGCCCGGGCGCATGATGGATGACGTACCCGATCCAGTTGTTGCCGCCTTCCGTGAAGCCGATCTGGGCCGACTTCATGACGACGACACGGCGCGCTGGATGCGTCGGCGACAGCGCATCGACAATCGCCCGTATGTAGGGCGTGCGGTCGGTGCGGTATCGGCCGGGCTCGGCCGAAGCGCGCGGGCTCAGCAGCCGATGGCGATCGGCCCATTCCGAGACCGTCAGCGACGGATCGGGCATCAGCCCGTCACGCCAAGCCTGGCCTAGTTCTTCCGCGCCATCGAATGCGAACAGTTCATCGGAACTCGGGCCGGAAGTCGGCGAGTTCGCCAAGGTGAGCGCGGACATGCCCTTCCACGATTTTCTGCACCGCGTGTGCTTCCACGCCGAGCTCGGCTGCAATCAAGGCTGAAACCCTTGCGGGCCAGTTCAGCCAGGAATCCCGCTCCTCGCGCGCGAGCCGGAACACAAACGCGGTCGCGCGGGCGCGATCGACAAGCTCGCCCTTCATGCGCTGCAGGCGCAGCCGCGCGAGATGAGCCTTTGCGATTTCGTGCGCGGTGCGGGCCTGGACAAAGGTGACATTGCCGCCCGCAGGCAGGCCCTGCTCCTTCAGCGTCTCCCGCACGGAGCCGAGTGCCGCCTCGCCAACGGGTCGGAGCTTCTCCGCGGAAGTCTTCGTTTTTGTCTTCGCGCGTCCGGGATCGGTAGAGCGTTCCCACGACGCGTCTGCTTTCGCGGGATCAATGGTGCCGTCCGGCTCGACCGGGACCCGACCCTGCTTAATCGCGCGCAGCACCGCAACATGGCTTACGCCACGCCTGCGCGCATAAGCACGGATTGATAATCCCATGATGGTCCTGGCGCGAACAAAGCAATCAAATGACGCGATTATCTGCTTGGCTCCGGGCCGAAGCAGCGCGTTTATGGGGTCATCGAAGGACGGAGAACGCCATGATCAAGACCGGCAAGTTGGCCAGCAACAACGAAGCCTGGGGCTTCTGGGGCACCATTCGCCACCACGCTGACCCCGCCGAAGCCTGGCCGATTGCCATGCAGACCATCGCGGAGGCGACAGGTTGCTCCGCAGTCGACGTGCGCGACTTCCTCGACAGCCGCCATGGCCGGCACTTCGCCGATGACGTGGCGAACGGCTTGTACAAAGGACTGCCCCTGCCACAGGCGATCGAAGCCGCCGTCGACCGCTGGATGACTTGGACAATCAATCGGCGCACTGCGCGCGAGACAGGGATTCCGCGCGGGCTGCCCTATCTGGTCGGCTTCGTCACCGACCGCGAGATCATGGCCGAAGCGACGATGTCATGAGCGGAAGGAGCATCGCCATTGAAGACTGGACTGGACTCACTCCCGCGGCGATTCGCGCCCGCGTCGCCGCGGCGCGCGAGCCGGCTCTGCGCAGGTTCCTCGCGAATTGCGGTGCGACGGTTCTGCCCGGCGAAACGCTCGAACAGGCGGTCAGGCGCGTGCAGCTTGTCGTGTTTGACGTGATCCGCCACGCGGCCGAGACCGCGCTCCCGAACGAGACCTTCGAGCAATCCATGAACCGCATGCTGTCGCGACGGAACTGATTGGCTTCCGCGTTCCGAGGCGCCGCCCCGCTCCGACACGGGGCTCGGGGTCGTAGAAGGGCTGCGATGGTCGCTGCCCAACTACCAAGGAGCCAACACCATGGCCCAGCTTTCCGATTCTCAACTCGTCGTTCTCTCTGCCGCATGCCAGCGGCCCGACCGCTGTGTCTTCCCGGTCAATCCGAAGCTCAAGGGCAATGCCGCCGGGAACGTGCTCAAGAGCCTTCTGAAGAAAGACCTGATCAAGGAGGTGCGGGCCAAGCGCGACGACACCGTCTGGCGACACGACAAGAACAACGGAAAGATGACCCTGCGCGCCACTCGGGCCGCCTTCGATGCGCTCGGCATCGATCCGAAGGAGGCTGCGGCAACCGAAGACGAGACCGAAGAGACCACCACCGCCGCCGAGGCCGCCGGCGATGCCGGCAAGACCTCGACCAAGTCCAAGTCCCGCCGACGCGCCGCTCCAAAGCAAACCCGGGCCGACAGCAAGCAGGCCCAACTCATTGAGATGCTGAAGCGGCCCGACGGTGCCACGATCGAGGAGATTGTGAAGAAGTTCAAATGGCAGGCGCACACGGTTCGCGGCGCCATCGCCGGCGCACTCAAGAAGAAGCTCGGGCTGGATGTTCAGTCCGAGAAGATCGAAGGGCGCGGCCGCGTCTATCGCATTCCGGCCTGACTCGCATTCAATTAAGCGCCGCCGGCTTCACGGCCGGCGGCGCTTTTGTCGTTCACGCGGTCAACCGCTCTTCCTTCAAGGCATCGAAGGTGCGGCCATCGTCCGCGAGTGTCGCCGCGCCTCCCGCCTGGCGCTGCCAGCGTTCGATGATCACATCGCAGTAGCGTGGGTCGATCTCGATGGCGAGACAAACACGACCGACGGACTCGGCAGCGATCAGGGTCGAGCCGGATCCCGCGAAGGGCTCATAGACGAGCTCACGTTTCGCGCTGTTGTTCACGATCGGCCGGCGCATGCATTCGACCGGTTTCTGGGTGCCGTGCTCCGTGGCCTCATCGTTCTCGCCGGTGGCGATGGTCCATAGCGTGGTTTGATCGCGCGCGCCCTGCCAGTGGCCGGTCGCTCCCTTTCGCACCGCGTAGAAGCACGGTTCGTGCTGCCAATGATAATCGCCGCGGCCCAGCACCAAGCGCGGCTTCGCCCATATGATCTGTGTCCTGATCAGGAAGTCGCACGCGTCCAGACTCTCCGCGACGGTCGGCGCGTGGATCCCGGAGTGCCAGACATAAGCGACCTCGCCCGGAAACAGGCTCCAGGCGTCGCGCCAGTCGGCGCGGTCGTCATTGCTGACTTTGCCGGTCCGTGCTGTCGCGGACACTCCCGACTCGTTTCGCCAGCTCGGATCGTAGTCGACGCCGTAGGGCGGGTCCGTCACCATCAGGTGCGGACGCGCGTCGCCCAGTAGCCGCTGAACATCGGTCGCAACCGTCGCGTCGCCACACAGCAGACGATGCGGCCCAAGCAGCCAAAGATCGCCTGGCCGCGTTACAGCCGCGGTGGGCGGTTCTAGGACTTCGTCCTCTTCCTCGGATGCTCCGCCCTCGTCGAGGCCGTCGAGCAGGCGGTCGAGCTCGTCCTCGGCAAAGCCGAGCAAATCGAGCGCGACGCCATCCTCCTTGAGCCGATCGAGCTCGGTAGAAAGCAGCGCCTCGTCCCAGCCGGCGTTGAGGGCGATGCGGTTGTCGGCGAGCCTGAATGCTCGTGCTTGCGCATCGGTCAGGTGCCCGAGCCGAATGATCGGAACCTGCTGCAGGCCGAGCCGCTTCGCCGCGATGATGCGGCCGTGGCCAGCGATCAGTACGCCACGATCGTCCACGAGACAGGGAACGTTGAAGCCGAACTCGGCGATCGAGCCTGCAATCTGGGCAACCTGCTCGTCGGGGTGCGTCCGCGCGTTCGCCGCGTAGGGCAGGAGCCGATCGATCGGCCAGAGCTCGACCTGCAGCGTGTCACTCGTCGTCGGGGATTGCGACCCCACGCTGTCGCGCGACCGCTTCAAAGGTTTGGCCTTCGCCATCAAGTTTCACTGGCTGATCGGGAAAGAGCTTGCGCCACCGGCGGAGCGCGACATCGACGTATTCGGCAGCGAGCTCGATTGCCCTGGCTCGCCGGCCGGCACGTTCTGCAGCGATGATGCCGGTGCCTGACCCGGAAAAGGGCTCGTAGACGATCTCTCGCTCATTGCTGTAGGCGCGCATCACGAATTCCGGCAGCGCGACCGGAAATACCGCCGGGTGCTCGGTCTCGATGCCGCGCGCCTTGTGCCGCGTGATGCGAATGACGTTGTCGGGGATGCGCGTTTCCTGAACGCCCTGGCCGGCGTGCGTCCAATCACCGACATGGCCATCCTTGTGGCGAATGCCACCGTGCGTATCGTTGACGTGCCCAGCCCATTTGCAGGGCACGATCTTGTTTGGTTTGCGGGCCTTGCGATTGAAGTGAAAGATGAACTCGAAAGCCGGCGCCAGCCGTCCGTTCCAGTCGCCCGGCAATCCCGGTCCCTGGTCCCAGACGTAGAACCCGAATCGGCGCCAGCCCTGCTCGCGCATCCATTCGAGCCAGGTCTGCCAATAGGGCTGCCATTCGTTGTCGCGGTGGACAAGGCCGAGATTGACCAGGACCTGAGCCGAGTCCGTGACCGGCAATGCTGCGAACACGCCGCGCATGAGCGCGTCCCAATTGCCGACACCGCCGGTCGTGTAATCGCGCTGGTTACCGTAGGGCGGTGACGTGAAGACCAGCGCGGCGCGTTCGGCGTTCATCACTCGCGCCACGGCCGCAGCATCGGTGCTGTCGCCGCAGAGCAGGCGGTGGTTCCCGATCAGCCAGAGATCGCCCGCGCGAGTGATCGGCTCACGCGGCGGCGCGGGCATTTCGTCGGCTGCATCCTCGCCGGCAGCCTCTGCGCTCTCGGCATCGTCGAGCGGCGCCATAAGCGCGTCGAGCTCAGCCTCGGAGAAGCCCGTCAGCGAAAGGTCGAATCCGTCGCCGTTGAGCGCATGCAGCTCGGCCGCGAGCAGTTCCTCGTTCCAGCCGGCGTTCAGCGCGAGCTTGTTGTCGGCGATGACGTAGGCGCGCCGCTGGCCCGGCGTCAGGTGGCCGAGGACAACGACAGGCACCGTGACGAGGCCAAGCTTGCGCGCAGCAAGCAGCCGGCCATGGCCTGCGACAATGCCGCCCTCCGCATCGACCAGGATCGGATTGGTCCAGCCGAATTCGACGATCGAGGCAGCGATCTGCGCCACCTGGTCGTCGTCGTGCGTGCGGGCGTTGCGCGCATAGGGGCTGAGCCGATCGAGCGGCCAATGCTCGACCGCGTCGGGCAATCGCGGCGTCATGTGCTTCGGGTCGGGGCCGGTACCGCGGCGGGTGGTAACTTGGTTGGGTTACCGCGCGCGGGGCGTACCAGGTCAGCCGAGTGAAAAAATCCAGCCGTTGCGCGGCTTTAGGGGCACCCAGGCGCCAACGTCGCGTGGTAACTGGTAACTCAGATTTTGTGGCTGCCTGTAGCGAAATTCCGGGCCATTGCCCCCCGCATACCATTTCCGCCAGGGAGGACCCGCGACTCGGCTCTGTTGATCGCGCGCGCCTCTCGCGAGCCTGCCGTCGAAGCTATCGAATTCCCGTGTTTATGGAAGTAAGAAAAGTGTCAGGCAGACACTTTTCTATTCGCTTCTCAAGCAACCGCCGCACGGGCACGCTCGACTACGAACTGACGCGAGCGCTTGCTCGGGATTCTCCGTCCATTAAGCCGAAGCGCGATCACACAGAGAGCATAAAGCCAGTGCTGGTGAGCTGTCTGACGCGCCAGACCGACCGTCCAGCACACCGTCTTCCAGCGTTCGCCGGTCGCCCGCAGCCAAACGATCTTCGCGTCCATCGGCTCAAGCCAGAGCAGCCAGCCGAGCGTCTCTTCCATCCTGCTGATTGCGTCCGGGGCAGGACGAGGGCGGCGCATAGGTGCGGCCTCTTGCCCAACGAGATCGGCGAACTCGCGCAGCACCTTCGGCCAGGTATTGAAGTAGCCCGGCACGCGCACATCGGGCAGACGCTTCATCACATCGGCGGCTTCGATGAAGCGCTCCTCGATTAGAGACGGCGTCCAATTGTCAGGCATGGCAGATCTCCTTGATGTCTCGCTTGCCGTACAGCTTCTCGCCGATCTGACGGATCAGCTCGCGTTCCGGCCAAGTGAGGCGATAATCATCCGGGCTCACGACGAGGATGTTCTGATCGTGCCATCCGTCACGCTTGAGGTGGTCGGGCGAACGACGCTCGCCGCCATAGCCCTTCGGAAACCATCTCATCGCGTGACCTCCCGCAGCACGGCCGCGTAGCCGGCGATGTCGAGAGCAGAATCGAGATGCGTCGGGTCGTGTGCCAAGCGCGCGAGCTTGAGATCAATCAAGCACAGTGCGACCTGGGCCGGGGTGATGGGATGGTCGAGCGTAAGTGACCAGCGTGCTGCGACGATCGCCATGGAGCTGGCCGGATCCCCGTAGGTCGTGCGCCGATGAGTTACCAATTCGGCAGCGCGCTTGAGCATCCTCTCGCCGGTCATTGCTGCGTCTCCTCAGTGTGCTGCGATGTCTGGACTGCCGCGGCGGCCGCAAAATCGATAACGGCACCGATGATGGAAGCCGGCTCGGCATTGCCGAGACGGCCCATGCTGCTCGCAATCTCGCGCGGCTCGACTCCGTGTTGCATGAGGCAGGAGACGACGATGCAGGCATCAGCTAGAAGCCCGTCGAGATTCGAGCCGCTCCGCAGCCCGTGGGTGAACACTTCACCGGGTCGTCCATCCGGATAAAAGCCGACCGTCACCGTGAACCGCTGACCGCCGTGCTCGAGCTCAACCGTTTCCGCGGCGCGTCGATTGGGCAAACGCACGCGCGTCATCGCACGCCTCCATGCGTCTCAATCGACCAGAGCAGGATGGCGATGGCATCTGCTTCGTTGTCGTCGACAGGCTTAAAGCCACGCGCTTGCACGGCGGCAATGACCGCTGACTTATCCGCGTTCCCCTTGCCAGCGATGAAGCGCTTGATCGTGCTGACCGGAACGCCTTGGTAGGCGATGCCCTGCTGCTCGCACCAGGACGTTAGCGTCGCGAGCAGGCCGCCGTAGACATGCGCTGCATCAGTGCCGAGATGCCTCCGCACTTCCTCGAAATAGATCGCTGCAAGGCCGGTGGCGTCCGTCGCCATGCAATCGAGCCATCCGCGGAAGCGTAGATAGCGCATGCCGCCGCCATCGTAGCGGCTCGGGCGAAACGAGACGGCACCGCTCTCAATCCTGCCGCCGGCGAGCTGCATCGCCCAGCCGGTTGTGGTGCCGAGATCGAGCGCGAGTACGGCCGATCGGCTGCGATCAATTGATCGCTCAGCCGCCTCAGCCACCGCAGGTTCAGTGGAGATGTTCACTACGAAGGCTCACGCAAGTGGGCCTTCGGCTTTGGTCAGCAACGACCTTAGGACGAGCAAATCTCGCTGATCAAGCAAAAAGGAATCGCGTTCGGGAAGGTTCGAAAAAGATCGTAGTTGTCACCGCCTGACGCGGCTTGCGCCACGTCGATCGGGAAAGGTGGTGACAGGCTATTCGTGTGCCGCGTCAGCGACTTAGTCGGTTTGTCACCACTGTCACCATGTCACCACCAGCTCCTATAGACATTCATATAGAGAGGGTGCTCAGAACACCCTTTCTTACGTGTATGGTTTGAAACAGGTGGTGCAGGTGGTGACAGTGGTGACACGCTTGTTTTTGCTCGCAAATTTTTGTCACCACCTTGTCACCACCGTCACCACTTCAATGGTAGCTCTTTTGGGGACGTGCTGGAGCTGAAGGGCGGTCGCTTTCAGGTTAGGGGCCAATGTCGATGAAGACCGGGATACCGACGCGCTCGGGTGCGGGCGCATCCAGCACCTTGATGCGAACTTGTTGCTCGTTCTCTGCCGGCTGTCCTAGTACGTCATCCATCAACAGCTTAATCAGGCCATAAAGAACCGCGTGCATGTGCCAGTTCGCCTTGCTCGCATCGTCGAGCGCAATCTTGGTGCCCTTGCGCACGCGCTCCTCGTGACTTCCGATGGCCGCTCCATCGGCCTCGTCCGCGATCATGGCGAAGGCAGCGCGGAACACGAGAGCCGAGCCCATGTAGTAGAGCGAGTTCGCCGGATGCTGTGCGAGGTAGAGGCTATTTTCGCCAGCGGCCAAATTGTCGGCTGCCTCGGTAAGGTTGAGCCGGTCATAGTGGAACGCGGTCTTGTCGCGGATGATCTTCAGCGCGCTGCCCTTGAACGGCTGCTCGTTGCCGAAGTAATCGGTCAACCATCGCAGGCTCGCTTGATGCGCCGGCTCGAGGCGGGGCACGACATCGGGCGGATTCGACTGCAAGAACCGCTCATTGAGCATAACCCACGTCTCGAACAGCTTGGCCGCCAGAAGTTGCAGCATGAACCACATCTGCACCGACTGCGCCGAATTGTGCAGCTCACCGTCGCCGGTGTCGTTCATCGTGAACATGAGCAAGCGGTTCAGGATCGTCAGCTCATTGTGCGCGTGCATGCAGCCGACGAACTGATTGCGCAGGCGGTTGCTTGCGCTCTTTAAGCGCGCTTCATCGACTGTGAGATGGATGAGCTGAAAATCCTTTGCCATCGCTGTCGCTCTCAATGTGCCGCTGCCCCCATCACGGGCCACCTAATTGGCCATCGTTGATGTAACGCGGGTCGAAGCCGCCAAGCGCATCGGTCGGATTGATGGAGGCGCCCCACAGCGTCCGCCGCTCATTCTCGCTCAGCGCCCAAAAGGCTTTCAGCGCGTCGGTGTTGGCAAAGTGCGACCACAGCTTGCTATCGAGCAGGATGCGCACCAGCGCACTGCGCGCCATGTACTCCATCATCTCCAGCTTTTTCACCAGGTCAAGCCGCGCAGTGCGGTCGAAAGCCTCCAGGTGCTTATTCTCGTACAGGTGTTCAACGTCGCTGCGCACGTCATACGTCTCGCCCATCAACGTGTGATGCCGAGGGCCGATGAACAGCTCTGTCCGGCTCTTAAATCGGTTCTTGCCTTGACCCGGCTCCGACACGATCAGCCCCTCGATGCAGCGGCAGTATTGATGCAGCCGGTCCATGTTGTCGCGGATCGTGCGGATTTCCAGGTATAAGTGCAGGACGCGAAAGAGCCGCCAGTGACCGCCGGCCAGCGGCGTGGTTTCGATGGCAGCGATCTGCGAGGCGATCTTGGCCGCCAATTGCAACTCCGCGAGCGTCACTGGCGGATAGTGCCGGACCATACTCGGGATGGCCGAATCGTAGTCGTCCTGCGAGCGGACCTTGATCTCGCTTTGGTGACGGTATCCGGCAAGCATGACCGGCTTGTGTGCCGGCGCAAATGGGCTTGCGAGCAGAAGGCCGGCATAGAAGTGCCCCGCGTGCCGCTTTAGCTCGGCAGTCTCGGCATCGACGACTTCCGGCACCTGCGACCGCATCTTGCTGAGCAAGAACAGATTGCTGTCCTCGACCTCCTCGGTACGGATCGTGCCAAGCCACTCGCGCCAGTGCGCCGGCATATCGAACCGCGCATCCGCGAACGCCCAATGGTTCGGCGTCATCTCCTGGAGCGGCACGGGGTCATCAAGCTTCACGCTCAGCGCGATCACGGCATATTTCTGGCCGTCATCGATCCAGGATGCGGAATTGCGTCGGCTCGGTTCTATGGTCATGGCATCGTGTTCGAGTGCCTGCATTGTGGCAGCTCCTAGCTGTGTTCGCGCATCGGGCCTAACTCCAGCCCTTCTTGAAGATCATAAAGACGGGCTTCGCCGCGTCGTAGACGGCCAGATCGAGATGCCGAAAAACCCATGACAGTTTCGACTTGGCCGGCGCCTCCTCGGGCGGGTTGTAAAGGCTTTTGACGTATTCGGGATCGTCGAGCTTCGGCTCAATCTCGCGGATGATGCGCGCGCAGTCTTGAGCGTACCGAACGACATGGACGGCGTGACCCGAGGTTGTGATCATTGCAGGCACCACGACCGTGCCCGGCGCAACGCCACGAGTGATGATACTCTCGTGAAGCGCCCAAAGCCGCATGCGTTCGGCAGAGCTTTTGTTGAACACGTCATGGTGAAAGATTGCGATCACCTTGAAGGTTTCGCGGCGAACCTCTGCGAAGATCAGATCATCGGTGCGATCAACGTGCCCGCGCTTTTGCGTTGTCGTGCCGAGATGAAAATGGTGGAAACCCATGACGTTCAAGAGGAAGTCTTTATCGGACCACCGATCATCCGGCGTAGCGCCGGATGTGCGCGCCGCAGGGGCGTATCCCCGAGTGCGCGGTTCGATGGAAAGGTGCGGCGTCAGGTCGTCGCCCCGCTCCACCTTGTCGAGGAAGGCTTTGATCGCCGCAGCGTCGGCCGACCAACGCGGGTCGGCCTGAGCCGCCCGCTCGATTGAAACGGTACGCGGGCGCTCACCAACATAGCGCGAGCGCCAGTTGATGTAGTCGATGAGCAGATCGGTAAGGTGCTTCGCCTCCATGTGCTGGAGTGAAGCCTTGTTGTTCGGAACGCGCGGGATCGCCTTGATAAGATCGCGCCGCAATCTCTTGATGCGCGGCGGCTCAGCAGCGGTCGCCTGCGCCGCTGTCGTAGCCGACTTGCGCATGCGGTCTTTACCTCGTCGGAGGTATATAGGGGCACAATCCAGCAGTTCCAGTTGTCAAGCTCGAAAACGGCAGGTGAATGATCACGCCCCGACGGCTATTGCGTTTCATGCAAGCTGGACGTAACGACCCGTGGCTTACGTTTTTCGATATCGCCACTCGCGCAACATGCCGCTGCGCGCTTGGTATCTCTCCCATTGCCTCGTTTTGAGGTATGCGCCAACACGCATCTGATCAGCCTTCGTCCACCGTGCCGGCTCAATGCCGAGGGCCCCTTCGAGGATTTCACCGACTGACACATCGGTAAGTGGTGTCGCGCGCTCAACTTCCTCATCGTGCCAATCATCGTAATTGGCATAGCCATGATTGACCCGCCGCCGCTCATAGACGAGCCACCGATCGATACGGGCGTCCCAGGCGTCGGCGTGGTAGCGCTGATCCTGCTCAGCCTTGGCAAGAGCTATCAGCTCTGGGTCGTCGAGCCACCAGATAGCGCCTTCACGATAGCGCGCCACCGCTTCGGCCCACAGCTGATCGCGGTCGCGCGCAAGCCCGTCAACGTCGATCATCCCGCAGCGGATCGGCCAGAAGCGTCGGTTGCCGGTCTCGTCGCGCAAATATGTTTCTGGATTGACGCTGCCGGCAAAGATGCATTGACGCGGCACCGTGACCACGTAGCGCTCGTAGGGCGGGCGATAACGATCGGTGGTGCGGGTCAGAAATGCCTTGATCCGCGACACCTCGGCGCGACTGATGGCATCGAGTTCGGCGAATTCGACAACCCAGATTCCGCGCATCTGTTGCGCGGCATCTTTGCTGCCGATCTCGGCGAGCTCGTCCGTGAACCACTCGGCGCCCGCGAGCGTTTTGATGGCGCTTGATTTCTTGCCGCCCTGCGGGCCTTCGAGAATCAGCATGTGATCGACCTTGCAGCCCGGCTGCATGATGCGGGCAACGCCCGAGATCATCCAGCGCGAGCCGACGGCACGATTGAGCTGCGTGTCTTCGGCGCCGAGATAGACGATCACCCATCGTTCCAGCCGCGGCACGCCATCCCAGCGCAGGCTCGTCAAATAATCGCGAACCGGGTGAATACGAATCTCACGTGCCACCGCGCCAACACCGCGGCTGACTGTGATGGGTGAGACATTGATCTCGCGTCGCTGCAACCACTCGGCGCAGCGCACATCATCCGCATCGGTCCATGCACGCGGCAGAGTGGGCGGCTGTTCGTCCCAAGGCAGTGGCCGCATTACCAGCACTTCCTGGCGGAACTCGTCGAACACCATGGCGCCCGCTAACGCCTCGTCATTGGAGAGCGCGGTGATGACGTTTGCCTCATTGCGCTCGGGCGTGCCGGCGAGATCGAGGCGGAGCTGGTTTGCCCAGCGGGGCCGAACGGGCCGATGGTGGATATCTCCGGTCGTGTTCAGGCGGCGGCGTAGCTCGCCGATCTGCTTTTCCAAGATCGAGACGGCTATTCCCGTGGCGCTCTTGACCGCTAGCAGAACCTGGCGCTCGGGCAAGGGCTCCAGGCGCGCCAGGACGAGCTGACCAAGCAAGGTACCCAGAGCCGTGATGTCGGGCGGGTTTGTCAGGCCGCGAGCGCCTGCTTCAAACTCTGCAACGGTCGCCGGCGCGACGGGCGTGCTCACCGCAGTGGGTTCCGATTGCTGGTAGTCGGCGGCCGTCGCCCCGTGCAGCAGATCGTCGTTGAAATCATCGCCATGCAGGGGGCGAACGACGGTGTTCGGTATGTCGGCGGCATTGAGCTGGCCGACGAGCGCGGCGGCAGCCTGCATTCCTGCATCGCCGGCATCGGCGAAGATGATCACGCGTTTGATGCCCTGCGGCCACTCCCAGCGGCGTAATCCGTCGGCGGACAGAGCGGCCCAGGTCGGAATCCTGAAGATCGCCTGTGCCGAGAGGGCTGTCTCGATCCCTTCGGCAATGCCGAGACGACCGTCCTCGGGCAATGGTGCAAGCCCGACCGAGCCGCCGGCGACCGGATCAAGCATCTTCTTGCCGGCGGGCGCCTTGCCCGATCCATCATCGAGCAGAAAAGTGCGGTGGATGCCGCCGGTCGGCGAACCCGCACCATCCCGCACGATCGCCACCAGGCCGGGCCGGCCGCGCTTCGCCTCGTAATCGGTCAGGTCGGCATTGAACAAAAGGTCCGGGGAGCCCGGATCAGAAAGGCCGCGGCTCTTCAGATAGACCTCGCCGAGGGTCCCGGCGAGCGGCTGGCAGCCAGCGAGAATACGGGCCACCTCGTGGGCGTGATCGCGGCGCGGCGCCGGCGGTGGTCGCACTGGCGCCGGCCGATCCAGTCGGGCATTGCGCGCGGCTTCCTCGAACAGCGCCGGGGGCGTGAGGCCGGTGCCATGGTGGATCAGGTCGATCGGGCCGGCGCATTCGCCGGTGGCGTGATCGTAACCCCAACCGGCGCGCGGGCCCCGGAGGTGGATGACACACGAGCCCTCATTGCGCGGCGCACGCCCGGACAGGTCGGCGCAGCGCAGGGTCTTGCGATCGGCCGATATGCGCGCATGCGGAAATAGCGGCGGCAGCCATTCGGCTGCCGTTGCACAAAGCCGCTCGCGAATCTCGCCGAGGTCGTAGCGGACGGGCGGCCTCCAGACCTCGTTGAGATCGATCATGACAGAATCACCAGCCCTCGCTCGGCTCGCGTGATCACGGTGTAAAGCCAGCGCCGCCGGTCGGCCTCGCTGCGGCCAAGCCCGTCATCCCAGACAATGACGTTCTCCCATTGCGAGCCTTGCGATTTGTGGCCGGTGATCGCCCAGCCGAAGGTCGCCTCGGTCAGCAGGCGCTTGTCCTTCCAATCGCGATCATGGCGATGCCGGTCGAAAGCGACATGATCCTCGAAGTGCCCCTTGTAGATTCGAAGCCGCTCGCGGTTGCCGTCGCTCCCTAGGCGACCGATCGGGTTGCCCTCCTCGTCGGTGACCGTCGCGGAGAAGAAGAGACTGCCCTCGTCGACGATGTCGTCGAGGGTAACGAACATGCCGTTGATCAGGCCGCGATCGTTCTCATTCTTGAGGCAGATGATCTTCTCGCCATGGCCGGTCGGCAGCCAGCCGTCGCCGAACCCCGCGGCGCGGCGCATCGCATTGTTGAGCTGGAGGCGCGTGGCGTTGAGCCCGCAAATCACCTGACCCCCGCGCAGGCATTGCTCCGGCGTCACATCCATCTTGCGCATCTTCCAGACGAACGTGTCGTACTGGCCGAAGCCGATCGGCTCGCCCCGGCGCGCCATAGTGGCGAGCCGGATGATGGCGCTTTCCTCGGCTTGCCGATGGATCTCGGTCAGCATGATATCGGGCGCCTCGTTGGTGAACGCGCCTTCGCCCTTGATCGGTGGCAGTTGGCCAGGATCGCCGAGCACCAGGATGGGTTTGCCGAAGCTCATCAGGTCGCGCGCCATTTCCTCGCCGACCATGGAGACTTCGTCGAGCACGATCAGCTTGGCATGCGCGGCGTCGCTCTGCGGGTTGAGCGCAAAGCGCGGCTTTTTCATCTGCGACAGCGCCTGCCGCATGGCCTCGATCGCCGCTTCCGCGGCGGTGCGGTCAAAGCCGCTGAGCCGGCGTGCGTCCTTCTCTGCGTCCGCGATTCTTGTGTTGGCTGTCTCGATTTCCTCGTCGGTGGCAACGATCACGCTGTAGATGAGGCTGTGGATGGTGCGCGCCGGCGTGCCCTTGCGGCGTAGCACCAGCGCGGCTTTGCCGGTGAAGGTGGCGGTCACCACGCCCGGCACGCACTCGCCGCCGTCGCGGTCGCCTTTGTGCGGTTCGAGCCCGAGTTCAGCGAGCGCGAATTTGAGGACCGTGCTCTTGCCGGTGCCGGCATAGCCAAACAGCCTGAATACCTGCTGCTTGTCGGTCCGGTTCTGAAACCAGTCCTTAATGGCGGCGATGGCGCGCGCCTGCGTGTCGGACGGTGTAATTTCGTTCACGGCGCCGCCCTCCAGCACCGGTCCTGCCAGGCGCAGGGCGCGTGCCACTCGCCAGCCGTCCATCCGCCACGGCAGATGGCCGAGCTTTGGTCGGCGGCGGCGCGCGGCAGGAGCTCCTGCGCTTCGCTCGCACGCACGATCTGAACGGCTCGATCACTGGCGCGTTGGGCAAGTGCCGCATCGAACGGAACCAGCTCGCAGTGCAGCTCGAACGTGTCTCGATTGAGCGCGGTGAACAGCGCCGAGTTCGGCAGCTCGAGATAGGCCTGATAGAGCGCGATCTGCGCGGCATAGAGCGGCCTTGCCAACACGACGCCCTTTTTGACCACCTCCTTCCACGGTGCGGCGCCCAGCGCCTTGTTTTCCCACAGCGCCGGAAAATCCATTGCGACCGGGCCGCCAACGAGACAGCCATCGATGTGACCCCTGAACCGGCCTTCAAGCGCCGAGAATCCGAACTGCCGTCCATCCGAGCGTTGCGTGCGCAGGTCGAACCCGGCGGCGCGCAGCCAGCCGGCCACGATGTCCTCGGCGCGATGGCCGGCCTCGAAGATGCGGAGCGTCTTTGGCTCGAACTCGCGGCTTTCGTCCTTCGGAACCGCGAGATAATCATATTGGATCTGCCGCAGGCACTCTCGACCGAGACCGGACGTGCTCACATAGCGCCGGGGCGGCTGCGCCCGGTCGCGTGCGCTCAGCGCTGCATCGATTGCCGCATTGACCGCGGCGCCGATGCCGGGCGGTCGGCTCGGGCCTGCGTACTGGCATCCGGATCCGTGGTTCAGGTCGATCATGGCTGCTCGGCCTTCCGGCGCGCTTTGGCGATCGGGCTGCGGTCGCCGGTGCGGCCACGGCAGTAGGCGAGAAACCCTTCGGCGTTGAGGTTCTCCTTCTGTGTTCCCCAGCGTAGATTCGACGCGCGATTGTTGGCAGCGTTTTCGTCCAGGTGCATGACAACCGCTCCATCAAATGGAGCGGGCCCGTGGAACGCTTCGGCCACGAGCCGGTGGAGCTTGTAGGTCTTCCCATCGATGATCGCGATGAAACGTGCATCGGCTTTGTTCCAGACACCGAATGTCGGCTGACCGCCGTAGGGACGCGTGCCGCCCTTCGGCATCGGTTCGCGATGCGGCAAATGCATCACACGTCCCTCGCTGCTCACGAGGATGCCAGGGACGCTTGGTACGTCTCGCCAAACTTCTCCGCTCAGCATGGATCGAGCTCACCAGGGAATGTCGTCGTTGAGCGATTGGCGTTGCATGGACTCCTGAAAACCGTCCACGCAGGTCTCGATAATGCGATCGATTTCCTCGGCGGTACGATCGTGGAACGGCCCCATCAGGCCCAGTTCGGTGAGGACTTCCGCGAGAAGGCGGCGCGCGTCCTTGATCGCGCGTATCTCCATGTCGGTCTTATCGATCATGCCGCGTTTCCTCTTGGCGATGGTGCTACCGGCCGTGAGGCAGCGCATCGAGCAGAAGGCGAAGGTCCGATAGCGATCGGCGCGAAGCTGGTGGGTGTAATAGAAGCCGCGAGCTTCCCGGCTGCAGAGAGCGCAGGCCCTCACCCCAGGAGCAGCATCGAGAGCTTCTGCGACCCGGACTCGTCGGGGCGCTGCGCGATCCGCTCCCACGTCTTCACGATGAAGACGCTGATGGCGTTCTGCGCTATCGCCTCGAGCTCGGGCATGGTCAAACAGCGGATTGGCTGGTGCAGGCCTCCTCTTCCTTCGAGCCATTCGCCGATCGCCTTCGCCGCTTCATGCGTGACATGTGCCTGCCATTCGTCATCGGTCATGCGCGCCCTCGAATTGCTTCAGCCGTTGAGCCAGGCCGGCCCGGTCGCGGGAGCGCCCTGAGGCGGGTTGGTTGCGCCTTGGTTCGCCCACGGCACGCCCGTCTGCCCTGCCGGCTGTGTTGCCGGGCTGCCCCAGGCGGGCGCCTGCTGGGCAGAATCCGCGGCCTTGCGCGGCTTGGCGTTGACCGGCTCGGGTTGCACGTTCTCGCCGCGCATGATTGCCGCGTACTGCGGCTCGCCGGGCAGCACCACATTCGCGAGTTTGTTCTGATCCTTGTATTGCGGGTTCGAGGCCGGCTCGATCATGATGCGCGCCGCGAACGCGATGCCGTCGAGCTGCTTCAGCCCCTGGATGACGCGCTTCTGCTTCGCGACTGGGCTCTCGTCCTTGGGATCGAGGCCGAGCGCGCTATCGACCATGGCGCGGAACGCGCTCTTGGAGATATTCCAGCCCTTGGACTGCCCTTTCTCGTCGAGCTTGCCGCCGGCGACGGTGAAGTTCTGCCAGAACTTGCGCCGGGCATAGGGTCCCGCGACCACGGTGAATTCGCAGTCGAGCATCTTGGCGTCGCTCGATTGCGAGGCCTTGAGCAGCCCCGCATCCATCGGCGTCGAACCGTTCACTCCACCCGGGCGGATGGACATCTTCACCTTGGCGAACGTGCCATCCGGGATCAGTTCGCCCATGGGCGCCATTTGCGGCTGGGCGTCGTTGAGGTCGTACATGGTCTGTCTCCTCTGTTGGATTTCGATCAAGCTGCATGGGTGTGCGCGAATGGTGTCGTGTTGATCTTGGCGAGCAGCGTACCGAGGTCGGGTGGCTCGGTGACGTCGAGCCGACCGCTACGATCCTTGGCCGGCAGGCCGAACGGATTGCCGGCGCGGCAGACGAGGCGGCGTTCGCTCGCCTTCTCGTCGAGCACGTAACCGCCGTCGGCGTCGCGCGCGAACAGGTGGAGCGAGATCACCTGGTCGACGATGCCGGGCAGTTCGCGGCTGGCTTTGGAGCCTTCCATCTGCGGCTGCCAGGTCGTGACGTTGAACTCGTCCGTGACCTTCTCCAGCACGCCGACGAAGATCACCGTCTTGCCGGGGGCATGCTGCAGATGTTTCAGCGCCTGAATAACTTCGCGCCCCAGTAGTCCGTAGGCGCCACGCACGTCGGGCTTGCCGGTGCGCTCGGAGAACGCTTCCGGCTGCTGCCGGGCATAGACCATGACCTGGCGCGTGAGATCGGTGATGCTGTCGACAAAGACGATCGACTTCGATCGAAGGAAGTCTTCGATGCCGCTGCCGGCATAGACGCTGCGCGCATGCTGGTGATGCTGCGCGCTGTACCAGGCATTGGCATCGGCGGCGGGATCCGGCCCACCGATCAGCACCGCAAGGTCGCGGAAATCGACGAAGCTGCGGATCGGAATGCTGGCGCCCGGCCAGTCCTGGACGGATTTCATGCCAGCCTCGAGATCGAGGCAGATGGTCTGGTCTGGCGGCAGGGTCCTTAGCAGAGAGGTCTTCCCGCTACCCGCTGGCCCAAAGATTGCGAGCGAGGTTTTGTTGTTGGCTGTCGCGAGACGCTCGTCGGCTGTTACGATGCGAACGGGCATTGAGAACCCTCCTGGCGGGTTGCGGTCCACGATTGGTTGTTGGCTATTCGCGTGATGGTCGACTTGCTGACACCCAATAGTTTGGCCGCGTGCCGGTGCGATATGCCGTCATCGAGCAGAGTCCGGACAAGCGCCACATCGAGGAAGTCCAGCTTGGCCGCAGGATTGGTATCGCCGGCGCCATGGGGTGGCGGAACGCCACGTCCCTTGCGGTTCATATCGGCGACGTTTTCGATCTGCGGTGCCGCAAATAAGTGCGCGGGATTGACGCAAGCAGGCGTATCGCAGGCGTGGCAGATCACCATGCCGACAGGAATGAGGCCGTTTGCCCATTCATAAGAGAGCACATGCGCACGAGCATTTCCTTCGCCTCTGCGACCCCGTCCGATAACGCCGTACCCAAAATTCCCAGTTGCTCCGGTCCACAGCCAGCAGCCATTCGGGCTGCTCGTCGTGTCGACTTTTGCCCAGAATCTCTCTTGCAGGGGCTTTGGGTGACGAGGCACACACTTTCCTTTTGCATGCTTTCCAGGTCGCTCGATCTGTAACGGCGGGGCGTTGACCGGGCGCCGAAGGATTGCCTGCCCGTCCTTGCGGAGCGGGCCGCCCCGCCGTTGTTCTCAGGACTCCTTACGAAGTTGCAGCACGAAGCTGGGCTTTCCTGTCCTCACGGTGCGCGCTGGCGCGAACGCGGCACGGATGTGTGCGGGCCAGGCGGCGTATTTCCGCTCGGGCACCTTGAAGGCGAGCTCGACATATTCGGACGGGTCCTCGCCACTGGCGCGAATGCGCTCGACCAGCGCGGCAAGCTGCGCCTGAACCCATTCGACGCGTTTCGGCAGGTCGGCGACAACGGTCACCGGTCCATCGTCGAAACGCACCGTGCCGGTGTCCTTGTCTTCTGCAGCACGGGCAGAGGCCGCTCGATCGCCGTAGCGAAGCGCGATGGCGCCATCCAGCCATTCCTTGAGGTTCTTTGCTGCCTGGAACGCAGCCTCAGCATCCTCCTGGAGGAGAGCGAGCTGATCGGCCGGCAATGCGGCGATCTCGCCGATCGGCAGGGCGCGGATGTCGTCGAGCGACGGGCGGTTGGCTGCGGGCATCATGCGGCCTCCTCGGCAAACAAGGTGGAGAATGAAAGCGCCGCGCCCGCCGGCCGTGATCGCGCGACAGCGAGATAGCTGAAGGTGTCGGCTCCGAGCCGGCGCTGGACCAGATGGACGAGGCCTTGCTCGGCAAGCCGCATGGCGCGCTCCGCGATGCAGATGAGATCGCCGCGATTCTCGATGCTCATCGGCTGGCCCAGCGGCGTGCGGTCGATGCCGAGAAATCCGCGGTGATATTCGATCGTCTCGCCAGGCTCGGCCTGACTGAGCCAGCCGCACAATTCGATATCGCTCATGCGCAGCCGGACTGGCGGAAACGGGCTGACGTTGCTCGTCATTAGAGTGTCCATGATCACGCCGTCCTGCATGCATCGAGTGCCGGCGTGTTCGCTCCGGCTGCCGTGCTCGCGCGCGTCTGTTGCGCTTCGAATGCCTCGATCTCTTCGAGCCGGTAGACGACTCGGCCGCCGATCTTCAGGTAGCGCGGCCCCTGACCCAGCCACCGCCATCGCTCCAGCGTGCGCGGCGAGATGCTCCATCGGCGCGAGAGCTCGACCTGATTGAGGTGCTTGATCGGCCGGTCGGTCATGCGGACCTCCTTGGGCGATGCCGCTTCCGTTCCGTGGATTCGAAATCCGCCATGAAGGAGAGCACCCTGTCCGCTGTGGCGAGCGTCGGGGAGCGGCCCCGGCGCAAGCCCAGGATGAATGATGGATCGCCGACTGCTTGCCGGCCGAACTCGGTCGGCTTGAAGCCATGAGCGGCGATAAAGGCCTCTACCTGCTCGCGAAATTGACTGCTGATCATGGCGGAATCTGCCTGCCGATAGGGCGTGGTGATAGGAATTAGAAAATCCCAATCGGCCTATTGCGTCAATTGGAAAAGATTGTTAATTTCCTATCTAATCGATTCAAGGAGATAGGCCATGGACCTCGATCCCGTCCGGACCCGCGTCCTCAAGCTGATCGAGGATCGCGACACCGATCTGAAGCACGCCTCGCTCAAGATCGGTCGCAACGCCGCCTATTTGCATCAATTCATCTTCCGGGGGACGCCGAAGGTGCTGACCGAGGACGTGCGCGAGGCGCTGGCTAAACACCTCGGAATCGACGAATCCGAGCTGCGTCACCGGAAGGTGCCGCCGCGCAAGCCTCGATCGAAGCGCAACGCGAACCACAATCGTGCCGCGGTGCCCTTGCGAACTGCTCATGTGCCGGAAGGGTTCGTCGGCATCGCCGAGATCGACGTGCGCGCCTCGGCCGGTCCTGGCGCGTTCAACGAAGACCTTGAGGAAACCAAGGTGACCTGGTTGTTCCCTGAGGCGATCGTGCGGCACGAGTTTCGGGCGCCTCCCAACGAGCTCAGGATGATCACAGTCGACGGTGATTCGATGGAGCCGCTGTTGTCGAGCGGCGACCGGATCTTGATCGACACCAGTCAGCGCGTTCCAGTGCCGCCCGGCATCTTCGTCGTCTGGGACGGCATGGGGCTCGTGGCAAAGCGCGTCGAGCACATCCCCAACTCCGACCCGGCGAAAGTCGTCATCAAGTCGGTGAACCCGGAATACCAAGCCTACGAGCGCATCGCTGAAGAGGTGAATGTCGTCGGCCGGGTGGTGTGGGTAGCGAGACGACTCTAATGGTCGGCATCAACTCAATTGTGCTCAGCGCGGCAAAATGGATTAGCACCGGTGCGGGCGTGTCCGGCGCGATCCTGGTCGCGCTCAATGTCGGCGTCGTCGCTTATGGGTTCGCGCTGTTTCTTGTGTCGTCCGTGCTGTGGGGTGCGGCAGCGCTGATTCAACGCGAACCGAGCTTGGTCGTGCTGCAAGGCGCGTTCACGGTGATCAACTTACTTGGGCTCTGGCGTTGGACAGGGAGCTGA